CTTTTATCGTGCTCGTTTAGAAGAAAAGAATATTGCCGAACATATTGTGCAATGTATGTCACAGTGTAACGAGTTCAATTGGGCCGGCGAAGTTCGTAACATGATTCTATGTATCTACCGCATGGATGCGCCATGGGGTTGGCATCTTGAAAAAGTGTTAAAGAAGAATTACAAGCAAGACAACTTTAAATCGGTTGAATGGGTTCCACAGTTTATATCCTGGTATGTTTCGTTAGTGAATCGTATTGAAGCAGAAGTTGCCTTCCAAACTTCTGTACATATAGGATTAGAATGTGCTCGCCCACATTGAGATAGGTAATACATTACGAAATGTTGAATTAACTACCGAAGAACAATTACTCAAGTATATCCAATATAATCTTGAAATAATGACGTGGGGCCAATCCAGTCAGCGTTACATTGCAGAAGCATTAGTCGATTGGGTATACCAACAATTTGGATACCATGAAGTTTTAGAAGCTAGATACTTATTAGTCATGAGAATAGTTACAAAGTTACAACGTGACGTTTGGACACCAGAATTCTTAGCAAAGGTTTTAGTTTTTATTCCAAATCTTTTTGGTATGCTTAACGAAATATTATTATCGGAACAATGTGACCTTTTTTAAAGATGAACATGATTTCCAACACGAATTAACTGCTCAGTTAAATAAGTGGAAAATCTTCGCTAGAGTTATGGTGGCATCCACACGGATGGCTGGCATGCCCGATTTGTGGATTGGGAATAATAATCAGCAAGGATGGCATGTTGAATGTAAAGCCTATAGATTAAAGCGTCTACCGTCAATAGATGATTTCATGAATTTATTAGATGGCGCTCAGCGTAGAGTTATTCCGATGGAGTTTTGGGCAAGACTAATTTATTGCCCAATGTATGTTTGGGATGTAAATAAGAATCAATGCTATTTATACAATGGCGTTCCATACACTGAATATTTGACTCTTACATTTGAACAGTTAGTAGAGGTTATTAAAAATAAAATATGATTTGGTTTCATTTAGACCAATTTGATAATAAGAATTTGCATATGACGCTCCGAGAAGGGGCTAATGCAAATGATGCTAATTATGAAAAATTCCGTACGTGGGCTCAAGAGTTTAAGGAAAGAACTTGGGTCAAACAAGGTGGAATGGGTGGATTCAAAATTCCACTTAATAAGAATACCTTAGAACATATCGAAAGTACATGGACTAAAGACCAATATTCCGTTTCTGAAAACGCTCAGTTTATGCTGGCGTTTATTACCATCACTTCAAAGTTAGACGAGAAGCGATCTGCTAAACGGTGGAATTACTTATTCGATAATGAGAACACAGACTACAAAGGGCTCGCTACTTGGGAATTAATGCCACATCAAAATGTGGCTGTCGAAGCTGCATTAAATTACCCATACTTCGCATACCTCATGGAAATGGGTACTGGTAAAACTCTCTGTGCGATTGCCGAATTAAATCATTATGCATTACGATTGGAAGATGGTGACACGTTCAGAACTTTAATCGTTTGCCCTAAATCAATTCGTCAGAATTGGGTCGATGAATTAAATAAATATCTACTGAAGTTAATTCAGTATGAGATTAAAATTATCGATGGGCAGATTACTGGTATCGAAGACTTGCTCTTACTCATTCAGTGTCGTAGCAGATTCAAAATCGCTATTGTTTCCTGGGACGCAGTACACCGCATGACAGAACAATTAGCTTTATTTATGCCTCGCATGATTATTATGGATGAATCGCATTATGCGAAGTCTCCAGCATCGAAGCGGTATAAAGCTGGTGTATTGTTAACTCAGATGCCGTGTACACAAATGAAGAGGATTCTAACTGGTACTCCTGTTAGTAATAATCTTTTAGACTTGTGGTCGCAATTTGAATTACTTCAGCCCGGTGTTTTGGGCTATAATACTTTCGCTGGCTATAAGAGAGAATTCTGTGAACTTAAAAAGATTGATAATGATGGGCAAGATATTGATAAGATTGTTGGCTTCAAGAACGTCGAAGCCTTACAAGAAAATATGGCTCGCGTATCTTTTATCGTCAAAAAGTCACGATGTCTCAAGCTTCCGGATCGTCTATATGACACTCGCCGGATTGAAATGCCACCAGCCATGGCGGCTCTATATTATCAATTCAGAAGCCAGTTCACATTAATGCTTGAGGAGAATGTTCATATTGATGCTGACTTTATCATTGTTCAAATGTTAAAGTTGTCGCAAATTTGTTGTGGGTTTGGCGTTGCTCACGATGATAATAATGAACAGCGTGAGAATAAGATTATGGTTATCCCTGGAGGGGACGCCAAACTTAATGAAATGCTAGACGATCTTGAAGACATCGTCGACACGTCGAAGGTGATTATTTGGGCTAGGTTCAATTATGATATAGAACAAATAACTACACGCATTCGGTCTATGTTCGCTAAAGGAGGGAATGGCTACACGTGTGGCTCATTCTACGGAAAAACAACCGACTCTGATAGGGAGAAATATAAAAATGCGTTTAACTCCGATCATAAATTTAGAGTCCTTATCGCTAATGCAAAAGCTGGTGGTACTGGACTCAATCTGCTCGGTAATCAAGACATCGACAATGACAGGTGTAAAACCGCTTTTTTCTATTCCAACGATTATAACTACGGCGCAAGAGATCAAGCTGAAGCGCGTAACCATAGAATTGGACAAAGAAATCCGGTCCTCTATCGAGACTATGTATACGAAGATACAATCGAAGAAGTTATCGCAGCGGCTTTGCAGTCAAAAAGGGACTTAGCCGAATCAATTAAAGATGTTTCCAAATTGAAAGAATTGCTGCAAGGCAAATTGCCAGTATGAATAGTATAAGTATAATTGTTGGCTACAAATTAAATAACGTTCTGAAAAACTACATTAGTGATCGTTTCACTAATCGTAATTGTCTCGACATAACCACCACTCAGCAACATGCTGATAACATGCAAGCAATACTGGTTGAGTTCCTGTCTAGTAACAATTTAATTATTGTTAAGGGGACTCAATCAGCATTGCATAGTAATGGAAATTTTGACATCGTAACATTGAAAGATTAATATGAACAAAGCATTTATTTTAGTAGATAAGTCTAAGCCCCGCCGCGAGGAAGAAAAAGGTGACGATTACTCCTCTATTCAAAAAGAGAAAGTTTTCTTGTTCACTCACATTCCGCCACATTGTGACAATCAAACGATGGCGGATTACACCGCTCTTTTATCGAGTAAGCTCGATCAAGCGGATGAAACTGATGTTCTGGTTTTGAATGGTCCTAGTTGGATTATTGGGCTCGCTGGATTTTTATGGCTTAATCAAGAGCATAGAAAGACTATGGGGTTTCTGGTCTTTAATAACTCACAACGTCAATATGTAGAAATACAAAATGATTACTGACAATTTAAAAACAATGTCCGAGTATTTAGAACTCATACTCAAAAACATTGATGAAGAGGCTGGGCAATTAATTATTGGTACCCAGGGGAGTAACCTTAAAACCAATATTGAGTTCGCATTAATCCTTGATAAGATTAAGGATGTTGCTGAAAGTATTGCTAAGATTCGTGGGCGAACAATTGATGGGCTCGCTGCGCGCATTAATAAGATGATGGAGCAAGAAGGCTTTGAATCTTTGGATATTGAGTTTGAGAATGAGACTAAGCGAATTACTCCTGACTTAAAGTATTCAATTACTTGTAAGAAGGAAAATGAAAAGGCGATGATCGAATGGATGAAGCAAGATCCTAAAGGCGCTGAATTAGTTAAAGAAACCGTACACCAGAAATCATTACAAGCATTCTTTGAAGAAGTAATTATCTCCGGCGGGAAGCCACAGCCTTTTGTTAATGTCTTCATCATGAACACAATTAAATCCAGAAAGCTGCCAAAGTGAGAGTTTTAATTGCTGTATTAATGGCAACATGTTTATCATTAGGTTTACTATTAATTGGTATGCGCCTTCAATATGTCGAAGCTCGTAATAAGTTACTAGAGATGGATCGCTTGAACGTTGAGGAATTCGCTAGTAGACTGAGGGTACAATTTGCCGAAGTCACGGCGTATCATTCTACCGACAACTTAACTACAATTGATGGCGACGCGCATCATAGCGGTGTGAGTATTCAATCACAGCGCATCCCATATAATAGCTGGGTAATTATCCCAGGCTACCCGCCAATGCTTGCCGACGACTCTACGAATTATGTTAAAAAGAACCGTCGGTTAGCCGTACAAATTCGCGTCCCGACTCAAGAAGAAGTTAATAAGATTGGTCAGCAATACCAATATATTGCTTACATTGTCCCAGAAAATTACGTAGATAAGTATTAGATTTTCATTGCTTTATTCACCTTGGTCCATATAATAATAGACCAAATACAAGGAGCCACCTGTGGTTGATGAGAACAAAGTTATCGTACCAACTAATAATGCTGTCATGGCATTCGGCGCGTCAGCGGATGATGATTTTAAGGACATGCGTCCTAATGATTATATCGTCCCCCGCCTGCGTTTACAGCAGGGATTAAGTGATATGGTCCAGAATGGTTTAGCGAAAGCTGGACAGTGGGCCGATGAATCTGGCAAGCAAATTGTTTGCGACATCGGTAAGAATATGAATGTCATCCCCATCACTTGGTGGAATGAATGGATCGAATGGAACCCCGATAAGTCTGCGCAGGACAAAAAGATTCTTAGCCGTTCTTGTGACGTTATGTCGCAGCAGTCCAAGGATTCACAGAACCGTGTTAAGGTTCGGACTCCGGCCGGCAAGGAAGTAAATAAGATTGATGAACAGTATAATTTCCTTGTCTGTGTCCCCGAGTATTCCGGCAATTACAAGGATATGATGCAGCTTACTTTCTCCCGCTCAAGCTGGAGATTGGGCCGTGAGTGGTTAAATCGTATGCGCGCTTACAAGCCTATTGTTGATCCTGTGACCAATGAAAAGTTAACTGCGCCTCTTGGCAGTGCTATTTGGGAATTCGGTTCCACGAAGGAACAGGATAAGGAAGGACACATTTACTTTGAGCCTTCTATCGGTTTACCGACTCTTGTAGCGGCAGAGAAATGGCCGGCATTGTTAATGCTGAAGACTGCTTGTACTGAACAGAAGGCTGCGTTTATGGCTGCTTCAATTGCTCAGGCTGAGAAGCAGTCGAATGTTTCGCCCGAGGAAACTTTGGCTAATGCTACCGCGAAGAAAGATCAGCCGCCGTTTTAACAGTAACTTTGTAACGATGTCACGTTGTTTGGGCAGTAAAAATCCCTGAGATATTGGGTGATTAAAATCTACGGCTTGCGACACCGTAGAGTCAATACGGGGTTCAACGTGACATCGTTACTTTTTAAAGGCACTGCAAAATGCAGTGGTATATAACATGAAGAAATTAACTAAATATCAGAAATCAAAATTGAAGTTAGGTATTTGTAAAGATTCAATAGATGTTTCAAAAGATATTCTTAAAACTCCACTGATTCAATATGCTTTTATTAGTGAGAAGCCGAGTATTAATGTTGACGCGGTTAATCATCCGAAGCATTATACCAGCGATCCTAGTGGAGTCGAAGCAATTGCAATTTGTCGTCACCGTAATTTTAATGTGGGTAATGCTATTAAATATCTTTGGAGAGCCGGTTTAAAAGATCGAGTCGAGATTACCGAAAAGCCACAAGAGGCGCTTGAGTTTTGCCGACGCTCAATTAAACATTCTAATAAGCAAATTGAAGATTTGAATAAAGCTATTTGGTATATTAAGGATGAAATTAAACGTCTTGGCGGCGAAACCAAATGACTGACTTATCTTTTAGTACATTACGTAAGGCGAATGTTTTACGCCTGCCACAATTTAAAAATTCTAAGGGTGAAAAGAGTCATAGCAAAGCGGATGGTAGTGATTGGTCTAGCGCCGAATGGATGCAGGCAGTTACTGGCGAGCTTGGCGAACTTTGTAACGTTTTAAAGAAGGTTCGCCGTGGGGATATTAGTTTAGAAGATGCTATGCCAATGATTAAAAATGAATTCGCAGACATCGTTACTTACTTAGATATTGCCGCGTTCCAATTCCGAATTGATCTTGGTGACGCCGTGGCTGAGAAGTTTAATGAAGTGAGTAGGCGAGTACAAAGTGACATTTTTATTAAGGCCGATAATACCATTTTAGATTGTGAGAATCCGTGATGAACGATGCTGTTAAAGCTGCTTTAAATAAAGTAGAAAAGGTTGAACTACTAAAGTTAAGTGGCCTTAGTGTTGAAATCTTTCAGCAATTACGTAATGAAGGTAATGCCGCTCAGACTTTAGTTAATAGAACTCTTGGTAATTTTGAGAAGCGCAAAGCTGAATTATTTCAGAGAATTCTTAAATTCCACCGTATTGAACCTAAAACAAATAAGAGTTACAATATTGAATACGATCATGAAACTAAGGAAATGACTTTGTGGGAGATACAGAATGCCATGCCAACTGAACAATTGCCTGTGCAAGAGCCTATCAACGAAAATCCTGTGCAAGAATTACAGCCCGAGTAACGGTAGTAAATATCATAAATGTGGGTATTACTTTCAATTTAGACAACCATGCCCAACACCAGATGTTAAATGCGAAGACTGCCCATATTATGATAAACTAGAAAAAGCAGGTAGACCAAATCTTTCTGGAATAGATTGGTCAGACCCGGATCAAGTTAACGATTATAAAAACAGTCGCAGAAAATCAAATGCAACACATTCCACCGGAACAGGCTCTAATAATCTCGGGAGTTGAATACTTCGATAAGAAGAATGGCGAATGGTTATTTGTTAGATGTTGCTATTGTAAAGGTGATGCTGACAAAGATATTCAAGAAGCTAAAGGAAGAATTAATGCAACGAACGGCGCTTATTCGTGTCATCGTTGTAATCAACCTAGTAGTGTTCTTAAATATATCGCCCACGTAACTAATAAACCAATTGAGTTAGTTAAGTTAGCTGTTGATAGTTTAAATAATAAAGAAAAGATCCCTACAAGTTTAGTTGATGATTTCCATAGAGAATTATTAGTAACCCCTGACATCATCAAGAAATTAAATGATAAACATGGTATTACATTAGAAGAGATTAAGAAGTTTAAGCTTGGGTGGAATCGAAGTAATGAGCGGGTACAGATTCCAATTTTTGTTAATGATAAGTTAGTAAATTTCCGTCAATATTCTTACACACATGATGACAAAGTTATCAGTACAAAAGGTCACGGCGGAATCCATTTATTCAATGCCGAAGCCTGCAAAGGTACTGAAGTTTATATTGCTGAAGGGGAATTCAAAGCTATATTGATGACGAAATATGGCTTGCCAGCCTGCGCTCCGACCAATGGAGCGAAGAAATGGAGCGCTGAATTTAATGATTTCTTTACTGGCAAAGATGTTATCATTGTGTACGATGTTGACGAGCCTGGGCGTATTGGTTCAAATATTGTGTGTAATGCTCTCTACGGAAAAGCGACGACCGTTCGTAATATTTTCCTTAATGATGTCTTGGATATTGTGGATTCTCGCGGCAAGCATAATGGCGACATTACTAATTATTTCGTAGATAAGAAAAAGACTGTAGATGATTTTAGAATCCTTTGCTTAGCGACACCAATTTATGAGCCACCTAAAGAACCAGAACTTCCGCCAATCGATCTTAATATTTACCCTATTCTATTGTCTGAGGCTGGTAACGCCAAGTATTACCACAAGCAAATTAAAACGAATGTTGTTGTATCGGCCAAAGATACGTCGCCATATGTATTACCAAAGGTGGTTAGAGTTACCTGCCCAGCCGACCAAGATTATTGTGGAATGTGTCATGTCGCTACCCATCGGGGGTATGAGTTTAAAATTGGCGCAGATGAAGCAATTTTACAATTTGTCAATAAGACAGATTCGGCTTTACAGGACGCTTTAAAGTTAATGTCTGGTGTTTATAAGAAATGTAACAAACATGCCTTCATCAATATCGAAACACAAAACGTTGAAGAACTCCGATGCGTTCCTCAAGTTGCCATTGGTCATAATACTGGAGAAATGGTGGTTCGACGAGTGTTTGCGGTTGGGCATGGCGTTGAGTCCAATGCATCCTATGAAACAACAGCCAAAGTTTGTATTAATCCGGACGACCAACATGCGGTTTTAGTCGCAAATGAAATGCGGAAGTCTCAGGATGACATTTCACAATTTGAACTCAAACACGATCTTACATTGTTCCAACCTAGTGAATGGACAGTGGCAGGAATCGAAGCAAAGTTAACAGACATCTATGAGGATTTAGAACATAATGTTACCAAAATATACAATCGTGAAGCTCTACATATATTTTACGATCTTATTGTTCACTCGTTATTATATATCCCTTTTCAAGGGGACATCAAAAAAGGGTGGGTCGACGCGCTATGTATTGGAGATAGCGGGCAGGGCAAATCGGAAACTGCAATCAAACTTATGGCTCATTATAAGGCTGGAGAGAGAGTCGACTGTAAAAGTTCCTCTGTTGCCGGTTTGGTTGGTGGTTTACAGGAGTCCAATGGGCGCTGGTTTATTACATGGGGTCAAATACCTTTAAATGATCGCCGATTAGTATTCCTTGAAGAAGTAAAAGGAGCATCAATTGAAGTCATTACTAAACTTACTGACATGCGATCTAGTGGCATTGCTGAAATCGTCAAAATCGAACGAGCCAAAACCAATGCTCGAACCCGTCTTGGATGGATTAGCAATCCTCGCGGCGATAGACAGTTGTCTACTTATAATTATGGGGTTGACGCAATTCGTGAATTGGTTGGTTCCTTGGAAGATATTCGTCGTTTTGACATGTGCATTGCTGTTGCCAGTGGTGACGTGTCTGAGAGTATTATTAATACACCGTCAGAAAGAAGACGAGTGGTCCCTCACTCTTATACATCTGAACTCTGCTCCCACCTTGTCATGTGGTGTTGGTCAAGAAAAGAATCCGAAATTAGAATAGATAGGGATGCCGAACATGAAATTCTTGCTGTTGCTAGTCGAATGGGCAATCTTTACTCTGCTGCTTGCCCCATTGTTGAGCCCTCGGATCAAAGGATTAAAATTGTACGGCTTGCTGGCGCTTTGGCTGGTCGCACTTATAGTTGTGACGATAATGGTTATGTGGTCATTAGAAAGTGTCACGTTGAATACATTGAGCGCTTTCTAAATAAAATCTATGCGGATAAAGCATTAGGCTATTTGGAATTTTCCAAAGCCCAATTATCTGAAACTAAATTAATTGATCGTAAAGAACTCGCCACCGATTTGAGAAAGATACCAAATGCTGGTGACACAATTAGAGGACTCATCGAATCAGATAGCGTCGATACTCAATCTCTTATGGACTTCACCGAATGGATGCGAGAAGAAGCAAACACCTTTCTTGGATTCCTCGTTCGGAAACAGGCACTCAGAAAATTGCGACGTGGTGGGTATCGTAAAACCCCAGCCTTTATCGAATTACTTAAAGAACTTGATCGGGAAGGATTGAAGAACGAAACATTGGCAGTAATTAATGCGCGAGGTACGCTATGAGAAAAGGTCGCTCAGTTCGAGTGCGATTATCATATCGTGACTTAGAAATCATTACAACAGTATTAAAAATTACCAACCCATTCTTTAGTGTATCTAAACACGAATTAACTAGTCTACTAGCCAGATTGAATTACTCCGACTCCCGCGCTAAGGAACTGGATCAAAAACATGCGGTGTAAATTATTGAATAGTGGTCGCTTGAGTGTTACTGCCGAGACGGAAGCTGATATTAAGTTATTACATAAATGGTATGATGATGGGATGCCATGTTTCTTAAACGATACAGAATATACAATTAAAAAGGCTCTTGAAGATGACGCAAATTGTAAGTTTGTTGAACCAATTCAACCCATCGAATCCACTGTGGCTCGACGTAGAGACAACGAGTAATGATGATAAAAAGGCTGCTTTCAATCCTTACCATGGTGATAGAGTCTGTGGTATTTCGTTATGCCAACAGGATGTGGCTCCGGCATATATACCATTAAGACATCGTACTCAGCTTGAAGAATGCTTCCCATACGAAGAAACAATTCGTGAGCTACAACAATTTTGCGGAGAAGTTAAACGATGGGGGAATGCTAACATTAAATTCGATGCTCATTTCCTTGAACAAGATAAAATCTATTTCCCAAAAGCCGCCATGGTGGACCTCGCCAGTCTTGCTAGAGTCCATCATAACTACCATTTAGAATTCAACCTCAAGTACCTCGCATCTTTCTACAATAAATTACATTTCAAAGAAGACGAGCCTATCGACTTATGGCTTACCGAACATAAAACAAAAGATTATGGTAGAATACCCTTAGATATAATTTCAAAGTACGCTAACCATGACACACTCGCTGCCATGGAATGCGAATTAAATATCTTAAACGAGATGCCAGAAGAATCTCTTGGCGTCATACAAGAAGAAATAAAATTTACCCGTACGCTTTTCAATATGGAAAAGCAGGGTATACTTTTAAACACGGACTATTTTGAAATCGTTAATGCCGTCCTTGCTAAGAAATTATTAGTGCTAGGCGACCGAATGAATATTTTCTGGTCGAAAATGAATAACGAAGATTTAGAATTCAACCCTAATTCATGGCAACAAATTGCCCGTTACTATGAAATGCGTAAGATTGAACCAGTCGCTTGGAATAAACAAAAAGATGGAACCTTTAAAGTTTCTTGGAATGGTGACGCAAGAGCTTTAATTATTGATGAAGGAGGAATGACAGATGACATCAACGAATACACAGAGGCATCTACGGCCCGCTCCACTTTCGCTATTGGCTGGCCGGAAAATGCATGCCCTGACTCTTACCTTAGGGTTGGCTTTAAACAGCATGGAACAGAAACTGGTCGAAGTTCTTCTAGCCCAAATTCTCAAAACCCACCGAAGTGGGCTTTCAAAGGGATGCGAATACCAGAAGGTTTTATTGGAATTAAATTCGATTATTCTCAAATACAATATCGCTGTTTCGCTGCATACGCTTGCGATCCAGGAATTCTAAAAGCTTATGATGATAACCCAAAGATTGACTATCATCAATTATTAGCGGATAGATTAGCCTTGAGCGATTTACGTGACCCAATTAAGACAGTTAACTTTATGTTACTGTTCGGCGCTGGTAAAAAGAAGACTGTTAAAAATATTGCTAAGGTCTTACATGAAGCGAAAGAAAAATTCGGTATCGAAAAGTATAATGATACAATATCAAAACTCAGATTTAAATATGATGCTATTACCCTCGACGGGATTAGTAACGGTATTCTTGAAGAGTACCATCGCCGATGTCCAGCTATTAAAGCCCTTATTGCGCAAGTTAAACAAGCACTCCATGCTAAAGGATACATTAAGAATTTCTTTGGCCGTAGATACTATTTAGATACACAATTAGCTTATGTTGGCATGAACTATTTATGCCAAGGCTTTGAGGCTGATTTCGTTAAGCAACGTCTCAATGCTATAGCTAATGACGAAGAATTTAAAGATTCTAAAGCAAAATTAGATAACTATATTCACGATGCTGCATTCGCTATTGTGCCAATCAATACAGCACAATTATATTTAAATTGTATTAATCGTTTATCTTGTGTATTACCAAACTTCCGTATCCCAATGTTAATTGATACTGAAGTGGCTTTATATAATTGGGGTAATAAATACAAACTAAAAGATAACGACGCCGCCACCACTGCCTTGAATATTTTATTCACTAAGCATTGAACGCTAAAGGACTATTATGCTAATTGAAATTGAAGATGACGCAGGTACTGCACTATTCGATACCTGTGATTACTATGCCATGAAATGTTTTGAGGAAGGCATAGCCGCGGAGAAGATTCAAAAGATACTTATTTATAATCCTCGTTTACCACAATTTGAACCACAAATTTTATTCATGTGGAAAAATCGAGAGACACATTTTGCTACGGCAAAAGAAGAACTAATAAAAGCATTCCGCTTCGATTTAGAATAAAAGTTACACCCAAGGCAAAACCTTGGGTGTAAAACTAACTATCAAAAAGTAAACGTTACTTAGGAATAATCGTCGAAATCTTCTTGGCAATTTCGATGTCGGTTCCACCAGCGCCAACGTCGCGCTTAGCCACGAGATAATAAACAGCGCCAGGAACAAGTAATAAAGTCTCAGCTGGCACTAAAGTAAAAGTGTACGTACCACGGGCAATCACAACAGCTGCCCCGGCCTTAACTAAAGTGGCTGCATTCTTACGATCGGGGCGGTCGTAGAATTCAACAGAAACAGTGTCGGCGGTACCGTCGATAACTGTACCATCGTCAGCTAAAAAGATACCATTTAAAATACGATCAGAGCCAGAGAAGATGGGTAACACGCCACCCTCTTCGCCATCAAGTAAAAATCTCATTGTATTCCTTTACGAGATTTGGAAAATAGTGGGGGTGTTGCAGAAGCTAATCTTAGCACTATGAGTACGCTTAATAAACCCATAAAGAGTTTTACCAGCGGGGAGGGCGGCTGAAGCAACGTGACCAATTGGCAACGTTGCATTGCCAGCAGGTTCAACCAAATGAGTGAGAGCTAAGAAAGACGCAACAGCGGCATTGCGACGATCAGTAGTATCATAAAGAATTACGTCAAGAGTATCCCCAGTAATATCAATTTCAGTACCGACATCATTAAGTAACTTAACTTCCATTGAGTAATCGCCACCACGTAAAATGGTTTTATTACCCCCTTCTTCTCCAGCAAATAATGCGCGCATAATTCCTCCTTTAAGGATTGATTTACCCTACATGAGTAAATCGAATGTCAACTACAAACTAAAGTGTTTATGGGACCAACGTCATAATGCCCGTATATTACATCCGGCCAATTTGCTTCCAAGTAACCATTATATGGGCTAGGTTTGTTTTTAACAATAAGTTTTAAATTGGGCGACCCAGCTCCTTGACAAGTAGGGAATGGGAATGGTGGCGTCCATGTTCCAATCATAGTACCTTTAACACTAGGCCCAGAAACAAAACAAGTAGATACCATACCATTATCAACACCAGTAGTGTCACTAAGATATTCATATTCATCAAACGTTGCTAAATCAATTGGCCCAATATTAACAGACCGCGGTGTTGTATCAGCAGGACCAACAGTACCGGAGATTGTATTATGGAAGAAATGAACTGTGCAACAAGTGAAAGTTTCAGTTCTAGTTCCATTAGTATCTGTTACAGTTATACCAACAGTGGTTCCAGCCGTAACATTCGCATTATGACTGAAATCACTAAATGCTACTTGGTAAATTCCAGGAGCCCCCGAGAAACTAACGGTACCTAAATCGCGCCATGTACCACCAATTAAAACACCCGCCCCACCAATCGATACAGGACTAGATATTGTACCATCCGCGATGATGAATCCAATAATGCTGAAAGCCCCGTTAGTACCAATATGATCTGCTGTTCTATTAAATGTATTCGGGGGTATTGGATTGATGGTTAAATTAATAACGCCCTTTGTTTTACGTTTAGTATATGGCATAGATAATTCATAAGACATTGGTAAAGTACCAACTCTATGGCCAGTGACTTTTACATTCTGATCGGTACTCCAATTAGAATGATTGAACATTAAGGGGGCTGGTAAATCTATCTCAAGATTCCTAGGCTCGGCAGAGGGCGGAAAGAATATTACAGAGCTAACATCCTGGTCAGTGTCTAATAACGCTGACATACGAATCTTAACTGTGAACTGAGTATCTTTATAACCTGTGGTTGTCATGATGCACTTATATCCCTGGGGTCATCTATGATAACATCCACATCACGATATTCAATATCTGTATAAGTGAAATCATCACTCACGACAACAATTCGAGTAAACTTTAATCTGACTGTTCTATTAATAAAGGATACTGGTACTGGTGTGAACCAAGCATAGTTAACATGGAGATGATGCGTATTAACAGTTGGCGTATCACCAAAATGATCTACATCACTAACACACCCACTAACAGGTGAAATAGTTACACCGGCAGAAATATCATACCCATCGATAGTAGCATTTTCAATTGTATAACAGAACCCAACTCCAGTTCCAAAACCAGATGTTCCACTAACAGTAAAGTCACATACTTCATCATCAGTACCATCAATCTCTAATTCATGTAACCCAGAAATAACCATATCTAATGATTCCCCATGACCGGGACCACCCCCACCAGCGCCAGGATTTAATCCACCACCAGTTCCTGGATTAGTATTAGGATTACCACTTGGCGGTGGTGGCGGTAATGGTCCTGGTGGGGACCCAGGAGTTCCACCATTTGATATAGATAAACTAACTAAGCTTTGAGCTTGTTTAGTAATTATTTTTATTTCTTGTGAAGAGAGGGAAAATATTGCTGAGGTACTATAAACTTGAACTAATGGGCCAGTGACATATCTAATACCATCAGCTCTAACCATGTAATGACCATCATCCGTATCCTCTAAAATTAACTTATATGGTTTGGGAGGGTTATCTTGTACCAAGATACCAGCTACTACAGTATATGTTAATTTTGGTATTGCATCTGAAATTACTGGGAAATCTTTTAACACTAATGGGTCTAGTGCTTCGTAAGCCATACCATAAAGAGTTGTCTTAAATGAATAAGTTTTCTCTGTTACATTAAGGCCCCAAGCCCCACCTACATAACCCCCGGCGATACCAGCGATACTTAAATCATTACTATCTTGAATTAGATCAAAAGCGTATCTAAATTTACGCCCGTATTTCAAGGGGACATGGTCACTATTACCCTGTTTCTTATAATTAGGATCTTGCCAAGAGCCATAATCATAAGTTAAATCTATTACGATTTGATCGACCTTAGTATAATCATAAACTCCACTAGCCTGGCTGATAGGGTAATCTACCGTGTTCATTTTTCCAATGGAAATTTCACAACTATTCTCAATGTAAATAGAATTATCTACATGCGTGTATGGTAACTTAATATAATTAATTGCTGGCGGATCATATGGGTGTGCTCCAGCTAGGTCACCTTGATATAAAACAGAGGCAGTAAAATCATTATGTAATGGTCTACCGGTATTATCTATATAGAATGTACTACCACGATAGCGAAAAGTTTTAGCTACCTGGAATAAAATTCTATCTAATAATGCAGTAACTGATTCTGAACCATCAGTTAATATACCTATATATGGAACCCATGGAGTAAGCGCATATGGTATATTCAAAGCTGTAATTGTATCATCAGCAAAATATTTTAATAAGGCAGAATCTTTCAGTATCTCGTTAATAATTTTTTCAGTCCTGGCTCCATCCACTAAATTAACGTACATAGCATCAGCATAAACAATATTAGAAGTAGCCCCAATATTCATATCAAGCGGTGGTGTTGTTAATTCGATCCGAGCGAATGGGCCACCTGTAGTTTCAACAGTGCTATATCCAGCATTTTGATAAATAGCTACGATGTTAGCTTTAGGTATTTTGATTAAACTACCTTCGCCTTCAGTATAGATATGATCGTTATCGAAACGAGAATATCCATTCTGAATAAAGCAGCGTGAATTACCAGCGCCAGTCGCTTCAATAGCTACGAGACTCCATGGGTCGCCAAAGAATGCATCGTATTCTCCCCCCTGCCCACCGACTAATTGAATTATTGGAGTTGCTGTATAACCGGAACCAGGGACCGTAACATTGATCGCCGTGACAACACCGGCGGTAATAATAGCTACGGCTTCAGCGACTTGTCCAGTTGGTACGCCAATTATTCTAACTTTAGGTGGCTCGGAATATCCAGTACCACCACTAGTTATTGTTACAGAAGTTAAAGCGCCAGAAGTTAAAGTTGCTGTTGCTGTTGCTTGTGTACCAATGGTGGCAGGGTTAAACCAAAAGAATACATCAGTAGGAACTGATTTAAAATAAAGATAAACACCGGGTGTCCAACTTGTACTTAAAATAGGGTTAGCGACAGTTGGTGTCCCCTGGAATTGTCCAGATAAACCAGCATTAGTATCGCCAGAATAAGTTGGTATACTTGTTTTTTCCCAACGTGCATGATTAACTATATTTAATTTTTGGTCTTGCCAACCATTTAATTTTGTCTGTACTGTATAAAATACATCTTTACCAGTAACTGCATTATCAAAAAAGTTTATCTGGGCTTGCATATACCCATTAGCATCTTGAATTAAATTACGCCCATTGAATATTACTGATGCTGTGAAACTGAAATTAGCTGGAATAGGATTCCCAGCGCCACCATTAACTTGTGGAATAAACCCAGGGGCATAAGTATACCCATTACTCTTCGCATAATAAACATTACGAGTAATATTTATTAAATATATTGGTAGACGTGGATCTACTACACCAGCTACAAGGCCGGTACTAACATCCCCTAATATAACTTCGCCGGTAGTACCAATTTTAATACGGACTCTATACCCAACTAATTGATTTAATTGAGTTGTACCTATATCTAATTCTGCTAATTGTAATTTAATATTTGTATCAGTTAATAAAAAGTCTCTTTGTAGTCTACCAGAAATTAATTGTGATAATTGCTTGAGACTAAATGAGGGGAAATCATTTACTAATTTTATACGTTCTACTTGACCATAAACTTTAGGCACAACATATTTAGTAATCCACGGGTTAAATAACCGCATAGCTGGTAATGCTACTGGTTCCTCTACCAGATTACCCAAGAAATTACGAACGAAAGATACCCCAATTATACCATCTTCTAATGTAAGAATATCAAATATAGGTACAGTTGTTTTTACTTGATCTTCAGTCCAGTTTATTGTTGGCTGGATTTGGTAGTACCCAAGAAACATACCACCGCGAATATCATCATTAATAAATGCACGATCAATAACCCAAATACCAAAATAAAAATCTTGATACCTTACCCCTGTACTATAGAATTTTTTATTAAATGGATCTAAATTAAATGGAATACCATTAGCATCCCTGGAATTAATTACTAAACTACCCTGCCGACGAATTAGCCCGCCGCCATTGCTAGGAGTATTAGTATCTAATTGAACAGTATCTAAAGCCCCAATTGTTGGTAAAGATAGATCCCCGAAAGTAATTTCCGATACTTCGGTTGGATTTTCTTGTATCAAACAATATTGCGGAGTTCTAGTGAGTGAATCAAAACAAACAACAATTAAAACTGGTTGTTGTTGTTGTATCTGATTATATAATTTGGCTAAAGCCCTCATTTAAGCTTTCGTAACACGCTCAATGTTTCAGCAGTTACTTCACGATGCTTAGCTAATTCTTCCCTATGTTGCTTCAATTCATCCTTAGACTCTTCCATGAAATCCATCATTCGATTGCCTAATTGATTAGAAGCAGCATTCGTTTTATGATTCTCCATTAGTAATCCGCCTAATAAAGCCTTATGCTCCCCGGAAGCCGCATCGACTTTCTTTTTTAATTCCGCATTCTCAGTGGCGCATTTATCTTGAGAAGCTTTAATTAACTCTTCATTCTTTTTATCACTCTTATCATCTCGTTTAAGTAGCCACCAAACAGCCCCTAAAAGTAAAGCAACATAGCCACTTTTCTCAGCTAAAGATTGAATAATTGGGGTAACAACTTCATCCATAAAATCCTCACACTACAGTAACGGTTACAGCGGGTGTAGAGAAAACACCGCCAAGAAGTGATGGTAAAATTGTTTCACTATAAGTTAATGATGTAGTTTGCTCAGCCCAAACACCATCTAATAAACAAACAAACAAACGATTAGAATAATTATTAACCCAAAACTGCCCTGGCAAATTACCTTTAGTTTTATTATCTCCGACACCAGGATTTCTGGTAGTAACAATTATTGGTAAGATAAGTTTCATAACTTAATCCTACGAGCATCAATCTTATTACCATTAGTAGTCGACGACATAACTAATTGTATAACTTGCGTAAGCCCCGCCCCAGTTACTTGTGTTAGAATTGTAAGATCAGAGTATAATCCATCAGGGTCATTTAAAACTTCCACAGTTGTATTAACAGCAGTTGCATCCGATGTAGGGGTCCCATCGTGTGTTACTGAAACAAAGAAGAAAGCTTTCTTGGCATTATTAGTATTCCAACAAGAGATAATCCAACAAATAGCATTCCAATCATCCACAAAGAACTGCTCTATGATCTTAGCCCCATCGCCAGAACTAAGATTAATTCTAACTCGTGGATTATGCGGGCTATTAAAATCAGCTAAATGTAAGGATAAAGGACTACCCACTGGTACCTCGACATTCTCTAATAATGCACTTGTGTTATCCGTTAAATCCAGAAAGTCAAGATCGAAGTCCCACAATAGATTATCAGTAGTAGGGTTAGTTTTTGTAATATACCCACGATCAATAAATTGAAGCGACGTAGATTGCATACGCCCGCTATATTCAACCCCATTATAATCGCGGTATTTAATTATTGTGCTTCCCCATTGGATAGCGGCGAGGAACACATTTAAAGATGACATATCTAAAGTAGTAATATTACGAAACTGAAATTTCTTTTCAGTGTTATAATCTCGCCCACGATCGATAATAGTAGTTACACCAGAACGTGTACGTTGCTGTAACTGATTACGAGCTTTTTTATCAGTGTTGCCAATCTCAGGGGCTTTCAAAGTAATGGAATGAGTAGCATCTACTAATGCTACATTAAAAGGAGCCCAAAAAGAAACTTGGTATGGTGGTTTCATTCTTCGCCAGGCTCTCTAACTGATGTACTAAAAGACTCAGGAGCAAACTTAGGTGTATCTGTTTGGTTAGTTTTATCCCTATCCAAAGCATCCTTAACAGATTTAGTGATCTTCTCGATTGTTTCCTGTGGAATATTCCCGGTAATAGACAATTCTACTTTTGATTTAATTACCCGTTCTTCTATTGTTCTCTTGGTGTTCTCGTCATTAAGAGATTTCTTAACAGCATCCCCAACGCTTGGTCGATTAGCCGTTAATTTACGATTAGAAGAATCAAGCTCATCTAATCCAATCTTTTTAAATGTCGCATTAAAAGCATTCTCAAAAGATTTCTCAAGCATTAAATCAGACTCGCGAGAATTTCCCGCACGGCGAGAATCTCTAGTATCTGCCTCGATAGCAGATTGCTTCGCTTTAGATGCTTGATCGAATGTTCTCATAAAAGCGGTGAAATCTTTTTCGTTAACATTACCACTATCAACATATGATTGAATAGCGGATTGAGCAGATTGGAGTTGATTATCGGCAATATTCTTTTGACGCCGAGGATCTTTTTCTTTGCTAAGAATCGTAGTATTTAATTGGTCTTGAATATCTTCCATGCGCTTTTGGTGGCGTTCCTCAGCGCGTTCAATTTCATTCGTTATTCTTTGAGCAGCTTTTAATTTGCGATCCTGTATACGCTCATACGCCGTGACTTCTTTCTCGTATTCAGCAAGAGCATGGTCAGCCAATTCTTTATCAAGTCTCTTTAACTCCGCGTTCTTCTTTACTTCTTCTTTAATATATTCTTTAGTCGAAGACTCAGCAATCTTCATAGTATCTTTAAAATTACCGTAATCCCCCTGGTCAGTAATTTGCTTTTTCAATTCCGTTAATTCATCACGCTTGGTCTTAATTTGTTCATCAAGACCAGTAGCTTCATATTTAGTATTTACACTTCTATTAAACTCATCAGTAACTAATTGTTGTGGGGTTTTACCAACTCCATATTGAGGAATCTCAAAATTAGCTGCCTTCCTCTTATAGTCAACCATTTCTTCAGAGCCAGCGACAACCTTACTAAGTTGTTCTTTAGTATGCTCTGCCTTTAAATCTAATTCTTCTAACTCTTCTTTCAATTCTTTTAAGCGATCTTTTTGTTTTGGGGAGGCATTCGTAGCAATTAACTTCTCTTGAATCTTAGCTAAATGAGCTTCATACTTAGATTCCACAGCTTCATCACTCTCTGAACCACCTTTATTACCCCATGGAGTTGTTAATGAACTGCCAGAATCAACATATTTTGGTACCGGTTTAACCATATGTTTACGACGAGCTAATATATCTGGAGATAATGGCCCCTTGGCATATGACCCTGTTTCATTGCCTTCTTCTAACCAATCAGTTGCAGCTTGGAAAACTGTAATTGGTATTGATGCAATATTAGCTAGTGTAGTAGCTACAGCCCCAAATGCTGATGCAAGAGTACGAACAGCATTAGTAACACCCGCAAGTGTACTTTCCGAAATTGGCCCGTCCCCAAAGAATATTTCGTTCAGTCTATGTAAAGTATCACGCCCAGCTAAGTCTAAACCACCAGAAAATGCTTCAGTAATCTTACCAATATTCTGCCCGAATGTATTCATGGATTGGTTAAAAGCTTGCTGATTCGTGCCACCTTGATCTATCTTAGAATTAATTTCCCCGAAAACATCCCTCGCATTTGTTAATGTCGAAACAATTCGTTGCGATTGTCTAGCGGGGAACAGGGCGCTCAAGGCATCAAGCCCGCCGCCAGTCTTAGCTTGAACTTCATTAATGAAATCTATTAATGATTTACCACGGAATGCTGCTTCACCAAACTCAATCCCAAGAGCTTTAAATTCTTTTTGCGCTTGAGAAGATGGCTTAATAACCTTCTCAATGGTTGTCATTAAACCATTGATAGCTAAGTTAGTTGGAATGCCTTCTCTTGTTAGAGTAGCAACCGCAGCGCCAATTTCCTCGAAGGAAATACCAGCAGCTTTTGAAACAGGAATTAAGCGCTCAATACCGTTAACGAATTCTTCAACATTTATCTTTCCATTACGGAACGTGTTGAACAAGACATCGTTAACATGCCCCAAATCATCAACAGATAATTTATATTGATCTTTAAATGATGTAAGAATATTTGAAGATTCTTTAAATGATACTCCGAGAGTCCTAGATAATTCACCTGTCTTATTTGTAAACGCTACTAATTCCTCGACAGGGACGCCAGCTACAAGGGATTCTTTAAATCCCTTTATAACATCCATTACATTGACATTGAATTTTGCTGAGATAGATACGGCGGACTCAGCTAATTCATCTAGTTTACCTTTTGTATTATTTATTTGTGGTAGAAGGGCAGATAATTCTGCCACCGCTTTATCTAAAGGATTCCCTTTAAAAGCAACCGCTACACCAGCGGCCACGGCGGCCATTGCCCCGCCGAGTATATACCAAGTGCTGCTAAGTTTTAGAATACTTTGTTCAGCGACTCCAGCAAGTTCTGTAGTACGCTCAAGCCCATAAATACCAGCAGCTAATTGGAAGTTACCGAATGTCCCTGCTAATGCTGCGCCCCCACGAAGAACGTTTCGCGCGGAAGGATTAAATTTACCGCCAGCATTATTAGAGCCTGGTGGAATTATTGAGTTCTTGTGGCGCTGTTCATCAGCATACATTGCTCTACGAACAGCCGCTTTTTCTTTATCGGCGGCTATATTAGCTCGAAGATTATCTTCTAATATACGGCGTTCGTAAGTTTGATTCTCCTGCGCCATACGCTGTTCATCAGCATACATTGCGCGGCGAACGGCTGTGCGTTCCTTATCCCCAGCTATAACAGCCTTTAAATTATTATCTTGTTGGGTTCTGACATCAATTAATGATACCAACTCATTCAATGTTTCTTGCCGTAATCTATTAGCAAGAACAGCATAGGCATCCGCGAGCCCAATTGTTAAAGCTGTTACTTGATCTTTAGATCCTTTTACCATCGACGTTACTTCAGCAGTAACACTTTTGGTAAAAGTTTTTAAATCATTTAATGCTTTTTCCGAAGATAATTGTAGTTCAATTATTTCAGTGAAGATTGGATCTGACATTTAATTATCTCAAACTCTTCAATGTGTCGAATTTCTTCGTATGCGAGAAAGTCTATTTGATCGCTCCGGCTAAGTTCCTCGTAAAACCAAGATAACTTCTGAGAGAATCTTTCACAGACTCGTAGGATTAAATATCTTTGAGTTCTACCAGAAGGTAACTTTTCTTCTACATCGAACGAAACATTGTGAGCATCGCCTAATGTAGCGGCTTGTCGATCAATTAAAAACCCTTTTTTGCCTCAGTAACGTCTTCTTCAGTGATATTACCAGCAGCAACAGCAGCTGTGATGATATTATTATAATCCCCGGGGCTTAAACCAGAGCTAATAATTTCTTCACGTAATGCACTCAAAGATGCTTGATTAACTGGGGTATTATCGTACTTAATAGTTTCATCATCTTTAGTTACAATCCAAAGCTGGAAATACTTTTCAAGATCATTATAATCCTCAATGGCTTTTTGCCAAAGAGGATCATTATAATTTGGAGTAGAACCAGTATTTGTAGAAGTAACCGGTGGTAGAGGCTTAGGGATTAATTTATTAAAAGCTTGCTTTAATCCAAGAGGAAAACTAAAGACTTTAATCTTTAAATCCCCAGAAGCTCTCTTTAAAGTAACCTCACGATATTCTCTAGTATTCAAAACCTTATCGGCAATACGCATAGTGGCTCCTTTGCGTGTTAGTTGTAAGAACGCTCGGGCGAAATAACGAATGCGGTACCAGTAACGGTAAGCATATTCGCCGGATCACCTTCAGCAAACCCAATTGAATCTGCGTGGAAATTGCGGAAAACTAAATGCTCAGCCTTACCCGGATCGCAAGGATTAGCGATATCAAAGAATAAATCAACTGCATAAGGACCGCAAGGATTAACGGAAACCCAAGCTTGAGCACTATTAGTTGCCGGAGGGGCTTCTGGACCATGAATAGCATCACGCGGCGAAACACCAACACCAGCATTCGCATAACTCCACTGTGCAAACTGAACCTGGAAAGTAATATTAATAGGTTCCTGATCGCCCTCAATACGACTATCAAGTCGGCCACGATTCATAACAATCTGAGTTTTAGAGTGCTCATCAAACTTTAAATCACCCTTCATTGGGGCGATTTCTAATACCTTGGGGGTTCCAGAACCATCTTTAACAGTCACCTTCCCATGGCGTAAATTTCTAACCTGCTGTGTCATTCTATCCCTTTCGGTTGGATTAAGTCGCCTTCTATTTCTATTAGAACGGCATCGACGTTTAATTGTGGAGAAGTTTGTTTGATAGGGCCGGCAAAATCGCCAGTCGATCTAAGATCCAGATATACTTTCCTAGGCTCTTTAAATGATATGCAAGAAGTTTCTACTTGTATATCTTGCTGGTCAAATAAATCAGCATACATCTTTGCTAATTCCCATTGTCTATCATACCGCTTATCTTTACGATAGGTAGCTAATAAAGAATAGCAAGTAATTTCAACATACACACGTTGACTAATATCGCCCCGTCTAGAAGGATTTTTAACAAAAGATAATGGAGTAAACTTAATCCATTCTTCTTTACCTGTCGGATACGGGACGCCGTGTATAATACAAGTAACATCATAAGCTTTATGAACTAATTCATAAAGAACCGCATTAATTTGCCGTTCGTCTGGAAACATTATCGAGCCGCTTTATAAATTAACCAAGCTTTACGTACAAAATTATGCGATGAAGCGAAAGCCTTTGGAGCTTCCCCAGCATTCACATATTTTAAATAATGTTCCCACATTGGGTTAGAAATAATAAGTGATACCACAGTATCTTTACGCCGAGCTGTTTCGTTTATTTGCCAACCAGAATCGCCGCCATTTAAAATATTGCCAATAGTCATTCCATAAGCCGGATGACTTTTATAAATAGGAAATAGCCCACGAACACCCGAAGATGCGCCAGTGTACTTTGGCCCAACTTCAATTAATTGAATAACAACTTGTTTAGCTTGTTCCCGCAAAAGTTTTAAGCGTGTATTAAATCGTTCGTTAATACGTGATTCTAACCACTTCTCCATAGTAGCGGTGGATAGATTTGGTAGCGCGTAGCTCACATTATACTCTTCAAGCTACGACAAGCGCAACGAATACGAGTTCCGAGAGTTGCTAAATCAACACCAAGAACTTGCCATTGCCTTTCACCATCACATAATTGGTCATTAATATTTATTTTGGGGGCATTTGCTTTAGGAACATCAATAACTGTATCTACTAAATCAGTATTATCATTCCCAATTGACATGCCACGCTGAAAGATTTGTCTAACTGAACCAACAAGTCGTTCAGACATCTGGCGAATCAAACACCCAGGAACATCAATAGTATACACATTAGCATCGTATTTACCATTTTGGAAATCAATAGAAGCGAGTTGATCTTCATGAGCCAACTTTAAATTTGTTAGCCCATCAAATACCATGAAGTCATCTTGAATTGATTTCTTTAAGTCCATGTTAGGTATACATCTGACTCATGAATTCGAGAGGGTCATCTTCCCTCTGAATCAATGTATTAAACATTTCAACCTGCTGAGTAAGCATTTTGAAATAATCTGCCCATAAAACTTCCTGTCCATCTATGTCATAGTTAGGCTTAGGGCTCCGTGAAATTTCCTCTAATAAAGCAATCACATTGCTCTTAGCAATTCGTAACGTATCAATATCAGCCATAACTAACCTAACGACGTATTAAGAAGTTTCCCAAGCGCATCTGGCCAAAAATAATCCTCCCCATTTAAAATTACTTTAACTTGTAAAAGAACTTCGTGTTCCTTTACAGTGGGGCTGACTGGCCAATCAGACTTATGAAATTTGCAAATAATAATGCCAGCACTCCAATTATTATTGGGGTCATTTTCAGAGATATGAATAGGCCCAATAATCGGGGTTACTCTATCAACCTCAACTAAACTAAACTCTACTAGAGTAGCGCCAGAGCAATTAAAGTATTTACCGTTTCTTTCAAGGTGAATCTCGCCTCGAAAATTAGAACCAATTCTAGCTTCAAATGTCTTACGCATGATTCTCGTGTAGCATTTAATCTATGGAAGTCAAGACCAATCTATCATCAAAACTCATACCAATAATAAAATCGGGCGCGGCCTCTTCGTCTTGGGCAAAAACAGGTTTCTGTATTGAGAAAATTCCAACTAGTAACGGAATGGGATTATTAGTTTGTGTTATAATATTTGGTTGTAAATTTAAATTAAGTTGTTCATTTGGGTAAAATATACTGGATGCCCCGTCACTACCAGGAATAAAATCAGAGATAATATCAACTAAACAATCACCACTAAGAATGGGATTTGGTAAATTAAAAGTAGCTACTAATGTAAGTTGGCTATTGATTATTGATGTATCAACATTAGCAAAAGCATCTGGTAATGTTAAAATACCAGTAACTACGTTTGGCGTTACAATAGCCGTTCCAGTAATAGTAGGGGCAAATAAAGAGCCAGTTAATGATAAAATATTTGGGGTAACTAATTTAATTAAACTAATATCCGGTGTTAACAGTGACAGAGTTCCATTTACTCGATTAACACTGAAACTATAATCATAAACTAAAGCCGGCTCGATAACACTTAGAGTCCCAATTTTAGTAACTGGCTGTAAAACACGATCATAATTAATAGTAGGAGTTAATAATGAAGCGGTAAGGTTTAATGTACCGATGGATGGGGCATTTGGAACTATAATAACTGGAGCAAATAGTGAGAAAGTACCAGCAAAAATTGCTGGGCTCATTACTTGATCGGTACTAATAATTACAGCCGGTAAACTAAATAACCCAGCTACTAAAGTTGCGCCAGATATTGTAGAAAAATCTAATGCTGGTACAGGGAGTGAAAAAGTACCAGCAACTATATTTGGTGTAGTTGTGTAACCAAGTTGTATAGCTGGTGTAAATAGTGACGACGTACCATTAACAACATTCGGGGTTGTCGTATAGGCAAAATTTATTATTGGGGCGAATAATGATAAAGTCCCAGCTAATATAGCTGGAGTTGTACTAACACTGTAGCCAGTGTCGTAAGCTAAGGCTTCATCATAAATACCGACTTCATCGTATAAAGCGGGCATAAATTACCTTACCAAGCAGCAGCTACGACATCATTATTAACACGAGTAGCTTCAAAAGAATACCCAAGAGAATTTAAATGAACCGTATTATCTGAACGTTTTGTACTAGGAACAACACCATTTGTATGGTCAATTACATCTTGTGGTGTGAGTACGTCATATGAAGCGACTAGGGCAGTAAAGACATCGTCATAGTTACTTGGGTAAGCTGAGATAATCCCATTGCGAACTATATCATATTGAGTTCTATTAGCTGACCCAAGTACATCGCTCCAAATACAAAGTGGCGTAAGAATTAAATATTTATTATTACCAGTAGCTGTTATAGCTGCAACCATAGCAGCTATATCAGATAAAACAGTAGATGCCGAGGCTACATAATTATTAGTGCCAGCTTGAATAACTATAATATCTCTTGCAATACCAGGGTACGCTAGAAGTCTTGTTTTTATTTGTGTAGAAGTGTCCCCACTAACACCATGATTCGATCCCATACGTGTACCATCAAGCTGATAAACAGCTTGCGGCATGTCTGTATAGCCAGCGCCAAGTGTAGTAGAATCTCCAAAGAAAGCTATCGGAGTTACTGTACTGAAACTAGAACGTCCAAGGGCTGTAAACCCAGCTTCCATTATAGCATTTAAATCAAAGACTTCTTGGTTGGTTAATCCAGCGCCAATATAATACCCAAGTAAAGTTAGTGAAGTTTCAAACCCACCACCTTGACGACCTAAAGCGCGATATTTACTCGTACCAAGGGAACCAGATGCTGAACCACGAACTTCCGCTATTGTCCGAGATACACCGCGTCTAAAAACACCTAAAGCATTAGCAACATTACTTTGTCCAAAAGATGCTTTATATGTTACTGTATCTAATTGACTTGTACTTTGGAAAACTGAAACACCACTACTAGAATCATATTTCCAATTTATACCACCCGCATTATAAATTTCTTCATGCCCACTACCATTAGAACAAAAAACTTTAGTCCCGGTGTCACTACCACCGAACCAAAAAATAAAGCAGGCATCACTAGACGATTGCCCAGCTTGCGCTGGTGTAATATTAATATCTATAGTTTTATTACTAGCATTACCAGCTATACCAGTTGTTTCAGTATAGTCGCCATTAACAAGATTATTACCAGTATCAGTAGTACCACCGCCGCCAACTAAAAAAGGTACTAAAGCAGCAGCTTTTTGATCCCCACAAACAGCAGAGAGTCTACTAGAACCATTATTTATTTTACTAAAAAGCGAAGCTTTTGCTCGTAATGCTTTTATTTGTGTAGACCAAATGGCCCGTGTAGCTGCGCTAACTGTACCACTAGCGGTAACGATGGCAGCCGCCCACGTAGTTATAATAAGATCCTCAGCGCCACTAAAAGCGCCAAGTAAATGAAGACTTCTCACGAGAAAGCTTTCGCTAATGTAACGTATATATTTGTACCATCACTAATGCCAGTAAGAATATCAATAGCCCCAGCCGCTGTAGATAGTACACCAGCAGTCCCGCCAGCCCATTTAAATACTGAATTATAAGCAAGGGTATTACTACCACCACCCCCTTGCGTAATTTTCCAGCAATAACTAAACCCAGCAGTAAGATTTGTAGGGGCGCCTAATGTTCTATTACCACCGATTGTAAGAGTAAAGAAACCACCTAGACTAGCGTCGGTAGCAACTGTCGATGCATCGGTTAATGCGGTCGCCCCGCCAGCAAATCTAACATCATTAGTTAATTTATAGTCTATTGAACTCGTTACAGCGGACCCATTAATACCTAATTTAGCTTCTAGAGCGGCAATTGCTGTTTGAACTGCTACAATTACACCAGCTAAAGATGGGGCATTTCGTGGATCAGTTGCATTAGGAGCTGTAAATGAATCTAAAGTTGTAGGGTAAGCCATTTATTTAACCTAAAATACCCTACCATTTTGTGGTAGGGTAGTTAATTACTGTTTAGCAACCGCGTCAATACCAGAAGATTTACTAGCATCCTCAGTACGTTTGGCGATTAATAACTTATCACGTTGAATTCTTGCAACCTTAATATCGGCTCTTTTTTTTTCTTTAGCAACAAGTAAATCAGAAAGAACACTATCAGCCTCTTCTAAAGTCATACTGGCCCCTTACGCAAGAGCAATGATACCAGAAGCATTCCACTGAATAGTAAAATTACCAGCCGAAGATACCTTATCACCACCAAAATCAATGTATGCAATAAGATTGTCAGCCGAAGAAGCGCCGCCACGATGCTTATAAATTACGGCGCCACGAGCGGTAATGGTGGCTGTTGACCACGTGACATCGTCGCCATCGAACACACCCTTATCATTCGTATTATCTTGAGTAACAGTCGGAGTAGTAATTGCTGCGCCAGCCGCAGTATAACCAGTACCAGTTACCTCATTACTAATATCGGAACGCTTCGTGTGAGCATCGATGTCAGGAGTATACGAACTGGTAACTAACAATACATAGATACTATCAGTATCTAAGTCAATGTTACCATTCATTATATCCTTCTTAAAACTATTATAGAGAACACTCGCCATTTTAAATCCTTTTAGTTAAATGTGTGGTGGAACTTCCACACATTTATTCTTTTAGTACGCCGAGTCTTTAAGGAAGCGACCCACCTGCCAAGGAGCCTTGGTGTAAGGAGTACCGCGCTCATCCACACGCCACTGGCCAACCACATCGCGATCAAAAATATCTTTGTCGCTTTGAATAGCCTGGACAGCGAAGGGGAATAAAGTACGATAACCAAATGCCTTCTTAAAGTTACCAAAGAACCAATTACCCTTAGCGCGAGCTAAAGTAGAGGCTCCAGTACCAACACCGGCATCAACAAGTAACTTAGTAATCCACTGACTGGTATAAATCTTCTGAATCTTACTACGAATGATATTCGGGCCGTAAGCCTGTTGGGCTCCGCTCTGAGTACCAACACGTAATTCAGTCGCCTCCCAAATACGCTTAGCAGTAAACTCGTATGAAGGAGTAACTAATAAGGTATCAGGAATCACAGAAATAGGCTCGGCATCAGTACGATCGTCAGTATAAGCATTGAAAACCTGCTGAGCAGCATCAAGCGAAGTCCAATCGGTAAGATCCTGCGAGTAAGTTAAGTTAATTCGCGGATCGGCAGAACTAACATAGTTATTACGAGCAACACCCTTACGACTAAAGCTATTGGTTAAACCAAGAACTTCAGAAAGAATACGCTTCTCACGATCAGTAGCAAGGCGGGCGCCGAGAGCGGACGATAATTCACCAAGCTGATTAGTACGATCGAAGAAAACCATCTCGCGCGTAAGAGCAATACGAGCGCCGCGCTTCTGAGAAGTCGGAGTGCTGATATAATCTTCGCCGAAACTAACAGTCGGGTATTCCTGACCTTCCTTAACAACTAAAACCTTATCATCAATCGGAGCTAAACCAGGAATGCGAACATTATCATCGCGCGAAGTTTCCTCAGTGCAAAGCTGCATACCAATATACTCAGGAGCTTGGTACGCTTCGACAGCATACTGAAGCACAAGTAAACCGGTGATATTAGTAAAAGCAGTTAATGAAACCGGATCAACGGCCTCATGTAAACCAACAATGATATTACCTTCATCATTATTGCGATCCATAGCCTTCATACCAGCATCGCCAAGAATCGACTCAGCGATATTGCGAATAGAAAGCTGTTCCTTCTTGATTTCACCCGACTTGATAGCCTTACCAACTGTTTCGGTAACGCTAAGAACTTCGGGGCGAGTCTTCTTATTACGGAAAGCTTCGCGTAAATTAATAATTTGCATTTGTCTTACCTCGAAACCGGAGTGTTGATCGGGCGAATAAGGGCACGAGTAGTGGCAGCGCCTTCGCGGCGAATAATAACACCAATAGCCTTAGCCTTAGTCGAAGTAGCTTTAAGAGTTCCAGGCTTCAATAACGAAGAACCAGAATCGCAAGCAACGAAAGTACCAATCTCATATGTAGCAGAGGCAACATCAACTTCAATATTTCCACCCATATTAATAGGCAACTCTAAAACTCGCGGATCGGTGGAACCAGCGATAGAACGACCATCAGAGAAACCAGCAAAAGCCGCAGCAAAACCAGTCTGGGTAGTTGCCTCATCAGTATCCCAAGTAAAAGCTCCAGCCGGAACAAGAAAACCAGAAACAATAGCGCAGGGGTCGCCCTTGTTAATAGTATTCGTCGGAACGGTAGAAGTTAATTTAACAGGGGCAACAATCTGATCAACATTACCACCACGATGTTGGTGTGTCATATTTATTCACCCTTCTTATTAGGTAAGCCTAAAGCCTTACGAGTGTCATCTTCATTAGTAACTTTTTCAGTATTCTTACTCTCATGAGCGAGAACAAGAACCCTCTCAGACACGGGCTTATTAACTAAAGCCAAACGATCATCTAAGAGTTCCTTAAAAATTTCATCATTCTTAGCTTCACGAAGCTGGGTTTCAAAAGACTTACTACGATAGGTTTCCGGAAGCTGATTGATAGCTTCCATAACACGCTTCTCTAAAGTAACAGCCTTCTTAACTGCGGCATCAATTTCAGTAGCCTTTGAAGCTTCGACAGGAGCAACCGATTCCTTGCTTAAAACAGTGACAAGGTCCGGCCGATCCTTCTTCAATTCATCGATAGTTAACTTGGAAAGATCCATATTCACACTCTCCGTTTCGTTGGATTCTTCATCCATATAAGATTTAAGTTCACTTAATAAATCTTTATAGATGACGATTAAATTTTTAGCGGCGGCTGACTTGTCTTTGTAAGCCGACCACAGGATATTAACTGCTAAACTATTGGCAGTAGAAATGAGCTTGTCAAGGAAAATATTATCTGCATCTTCTTCCATCTTATCAGCAATCGCGCCTTCTTTAATTAGCTTAATTGACTCGTGTAAACCCATAACTGTTGCAGGTTGGGCCACCAAATCAGCGCTATTAGGCTTTAAAATCTTATTAACTTCACCAGTTGCAGGATTAATAGCCATCCTAGCGTCATGAGAAAACCCAATTTTATTAGGGTAATTCTCATTCCACCACTTAATCTGCTCAAATTGAGGATGTTTGGGGTTAAGAACGAATTCTTTTGCCCAAATTCCAGTACCTTCTTTATAGTTCACCCCCGAAATAGTGCCGATCTTGTCACGAACTTTACGCTCTTTATTGTTACCATCTTCATCTTGTTCAGCATGGTCAATATAAACATCAAGACCTTCATAAAGATTCGTCGCCTCCTGCATAGCTGTAGGAGTATAAGAAATCTTTTTGCCTTGAAAACTATTCTGACTATTAGGACCAAGGATATGAACATCCTCGATCACATTTTCCTTCATTGACTTCTTGGACTCAAAAAGTTGTAGAAACGTTAATTTATTTTCCATCAGCTACTCGGCTTCCGCCGCCTTTCTTTGTTATGCCGTCGCCACCCTGGCCGGCAGAAGTTTGTTTATCAGTTACATTAGTATTACCCGCATCGCCAGGCATTACTTCACCTTCTTGCTTAGTATTACGATGCTTAATCATGTTAGAACGTTGAGTAACATACTTATTACCAAGTTTCTGCGCATAGTTCTGCGGAGAAGAAGCGCCAGTGCGAATTGCAATTTCTTCAGCGCGAGCTTCATCAAGCGTAGATTCTACGCCGAGAGCGGGGCCAGTGAAAATAATGTCGTAATTAAGTTGATCTTCTTCAGTCATCCCCATTAACATCTGAACTTTCCAGAACAGTTTAACTAATGGCGATTCTTCTTCACCATAAAGTAAACGTTGTTCCATAGCAAAGTTCTTAGTTACGGGGCTGCCAGCATTGATCGGGACTTCTTTTACAGGTTCAGTAGACATCATCCATTGAACTGGTAAGCAAAATGCAAGAGCAACCTGGGCTAATTCTTTGTCGATCGCCTTAATAAACTCTTCAGTTTTAACATTAATAGATGGGAAGTCATACTCAATACCTTTAGAAGCATCGAGAACTGTTCCAGCAGACATATACTGAGCATTTTTAAGTTTCCCACTTTGTGGGTCAACATGCTGTCTACCGTCACTATTTTTCTGAGTGAGTCGATTTAACTTATCCTGTGAGACAGGAGCTTCATGCTTACGAATCATCGCAATAGCGGATAAGATGCTGCAAAGGACTGACAAGTTTACTAAATTCTTAGCTGCGCGACGAATATTATTAAATACAGTATAGAAACGTGAAAGTCCGCGTGGGACGTTTCCATCAACGTTTCGCTTTGTATGAATTATTTGGTCGGCTGGAACTTTTACAGGAGCTAAGAAAAGCATCCCACCTTTATTTTGAATTAGAGTGGTGTATCCATACTCATTACCTGGATAATAAGTATATGATAAGACAGTTTCTAAATCCTCCGGCTCAGTAACCATACCAAAAGGATCATCGCCATCACTGCGACGAATTCTAAAAGGGTCAACGAATCTGATTTCTGGAACACGCATTCCAGCGTATTTCTTACGCGAATCGAAGATTCTTACGAAAGTTTCCCCATCACGAAGATCGCGCGTGACCCAATCATCTAGTTTCTTCGTGACTTCGTTAACTTGGCAGAAAGCTTTCCAATTCTTCTTCATCTGCTTAATTTTAGCATCTTCAGTAATTGAAGATAACTTCACAGGATCATCAATAGATTCTGTTGGGTATATAGTTAATGTAAGTCCTTCACCAACAATATGTGTTTTGTATTGTATAAGTATATTCTTGGCAATCTCATCAGAACTACAGATTTGACGAGCATAGTCGCGAATAATACGCAACTGCTGCTCATTAAAAAGAAATTCTGACGTTAGGCCAATCCGAATTGGCATGAAGTTTTCGAAAGCTTCATCCGGATCGGTAAATCTTTCTGATGTAATCGACTCTGTAAACCTACAAATTGCCTGTTCAACTTTGAGTTTAGCAGAGGCGAAATCTAATTTAACTTCCTCTTCTGTAACAATCGGTTCGACTGGAGTCAGCGTTTCCATACTTACCTTTTAGAAAACCCCGCCGAAGCGGGTAAACGAACTAGAATTAAAGGAGCCACCAGGAACCCTAGTAAGTTTGTTAGCGTTTAGAAAGTAAATCTTTAAGATGAGTGATTTCTTGCGCGGCAGCATCTTTGGCTTTTGATACTTCGTCTTGAACTTCTTTTTCGGTCCAAAGATCAGAAATAGTATTAATGTGATGGCGTTTCAACCAAACAAATGCGCCGAAAGCCCCGGCGAGCATAATAGCAATATAAATATAAATAAGGAATGGCTTAATTATAGTTAAAAATAATGCTAAGCCAATCATTGATCCAAAAGTACCTAATGCTGTGCCAGCCACTACATGCACAAGCGGAATGTCTTTAACATAGAAGTATGCCCCGATAGATAAGCAAAGACCGATACAACCCATGAATAATAAAAGATTATTCATCGTATCTAAACCAGAAAACATACCATCTGTATGTGGTAGTCCTGGTCGACCCATGCAAAGAAATCCAGGGCAAACTAATAAACTTAAAAGTAATACTGGGTGTAACAGGTTACTTAATAGCTTCAGCCGCGATTTCCATAAGGTATTCATTTTGAATCCCAACTTGATCGTGAATATGTTTAACGACAGAATCCTTGTCAGCTAACTTAGTAGCGACAGTAACGATTTCCCTAGCGATATGGTCATGGAACTTATACTTATCCATGATAAAACGCTCAACCTGCTCATTCGTATACTCAACATCCTTATCCGCAGCCATCTTCTTAACCATAAAGATAGCGTAAATATAATTTACGGTATGCTGAGAAACTTTACCCTTAAATAACGGCTCGACCATAAATACTCCGTGTTAAATACTTGTGATAATAAAAAGAGAAGTCAAGGCTTATCTAACATGCCCAATTACTTCTTCAGTTGGTTCTTGTTCTTGGTCACTTTCATTCAAATATAAATTCAATAGACGTAATACACATTCTAAAGAATCACTACCATCATCATGCGCCGCATGTGGATGATCTTTCAATTGTTGAATAAGTAATTTAGTAAATGGGCAATCTCTCCTAAACTTGAAAAAGTGACGCTCAAGCCAAACCGAAAGGCGTGAAATTCTTGTAAGCTTATTTATATTATAGTTCTCAAAGTGTTTGAGATTTAAATTATAAATATTGCGTGTTTGAGCTTTATCAAAAATCTCATTACCAATTAATTCTTGGAATCCGTTTTCTTCAAATGCTCCAATGGTAGGTTGTGAAGATTGCCAAATATCAAGAAACTTATCAGTAAACGCTGTTACTGGCAACTTCTCCATATTAATTTCAATGTATACATATGGATCATTGGAAAATCTGTGTAATTGAATTAATGGAGAATAGTCATGGCGTTGAGTATCTTTCCCCTTCGCTGGGTCCCCGTAAAGAATACTAAAAGGTTTTTCTTTGCTGATCCTTCGCAACAAATCTTCATAGGCATAATAAATGTCATCTGAGAACCATTCCTCTTTGAATTCACATTTGGAAGGATCTCTTGGGTCATTTTGTTTCTCTGATGCAAAAGCTGGATGGCCAATAGCTGCGCGCAAAGTCATTAAATCATAAAGTGATTCTTTTTCTTCCCAAAGAACTTCTGCGCCTTCGCCCATTGCATCTTTGTGTTCAATATAATATTTGTTACAAGCATTCAAGTCACGAATCAATTCCCCTTTAACAACTCTTGTAGGAGCGGATAAGTACATTGACTCCCACTTCGACCACAAGTGAAGTTTAGTGGGCCACTTCATTATAGCCTGGAATTTAATAACCTCACAATCTGGACGAAGTTCTAAGTGTCCTACGATACATTCCCGATGAATCATTGTACCGACATAGATAAAGTTAGTGTCTTTATCGCCGCACTGAGATAATGCTTTGTCAACCCATTCAATATGATTTTGCCGAGTTTGCGCATGTGCGACATCTTCATCATTGTCAGGGTCATCAAGAATGATTTTCGTTGGACGGTAGTGTTTATATTTTCTACCACGAACTTTCTGGCCAGTTCCAACCGCCTCAACACATATACCATTAGCAGTTTCAATGCGCGTCTTTGACCACTCGAATCCTTTACGACAAGCGAGAGGGTAATCGTGACGCAACTTTTCATTATGCTCTAACTCCTGCTTAATAACGTCCAATATCTTTATTGCTTGAGTTTCAGTATCTGAAACAATAAGTATGTATCGTTCAGCGGTTTCACAGATATCACGTATACAGGAGGCTTGCGTAATGGTAGTTTTAGCATTGCCTCGGGGCGCGATAACGACTGTTTTAATCCCACGTCGTTTTCTAAGTTCATCATACTTATAACCTAGCGTAACGTGGAATTTACTATAACCGCGTGAGAAATGTTCTTCTAAGTAAAACTTTGACCACTCCAATAAACTCTTCTGCTTATTTTGACATTGTGTCGCAAGCTGATTCATTCTTGTAGAAAGTATACTATAAGGAGAAATTGACATAAATAGATTTAACCATCTATTTTTTCTAAAATTTGTATTTGTTGTTCAAGTTCAGAGCAATCAGCCATTAGAGTTACTATCATTCGTTTCTCAATTGAGAGGCGCCGCCTCATACAATTTAAAACTGCAATACGTTTATTTCGGATAGTTGTCTCTGTGTTCTCTGAAAGTGCTGGGTAAATAGCAGTTTCTACTTCTTCGATGCATTCTCGTTCGAGAAGATAAGCTACCGTAACATTGAGACGCCGTGCCTCGGCAGCTAATGTTAAACCGCGAGCTTTACGATTTTCACGGAGAGTCACGTTATATCTGGCATTTCGTAAGTTTTACCGGCGAACTCATGGGTACAGTCACCTAAGAACGATATGACGCCGTTCGTCATGTAAATGTGGCAAATATTTTTTGCTTGGCGAGGATCATGCTTGAAGTCGGATCTGTAAAGAAGTGAAGGAGTAAACGTAGGTTTATCAGTGTCGTCGTTAAATTGCCAGATTGGGCCAACTTGCCCTTCCATTTGTTCGGTTCTATAAGCATGGTGACATTTACAACCTGGGCAATAAAACTCATAAGTAGTTTGAAATTGATTCTTGTTAACTTTAACTTTCATATAAACTCCATCTCGATTTCTTCACCTACAGCAGCGGCTGTTTCATCAAAATACTTTTGATGCCGCTCGACTAACTTAGCTGGTTTAGAGAAGTCTTTTGAAATCTTTTCTACTAAGTCACGAACATATGTACAAGTACACATATTATAAGTCACATTGTAATTACCAACTCTAATTTTAATTAGAGACATTTATTGCCCTTTTCCTCCAAAATCTATATTATGGGGAGCATCGGGTGGTGAAGGCATTTTAGTCAACGCATCTGAAGTTACTAAAAGAGTTTGTGGTTCTGGCGTCTGCGCCCATTGTGGAACGAATTCTTTCTCGTAGAACTCATCTAACGTTTCTTTTGATATGACTTGACGTGGTGAATGCTGTGTAGCGGATACAATGTAATCCCCGATATTAACTTCACAAGGACCATATTCTGTGTAAATAACAAATTTAACTTTCTCATCATGGGTTACTAATCGATGTAATTTTAAATCTACATGATTATTACCATCAAACATAGTTACGTCGATTTCTTTATGTTTCAAGACATATTTCATTCATCACTCTTTGTTAAAAGAGGTTCTTTATAAACATCAAACTGTGTTTCAAGTTTAAAGGTTTCCCAAAGATCCTTTGAAATAACAGTCTTAACTCCATTTTTAAAAGTAATAACGGCGTCACCCTCGTCAACATAAACAATAGTATTAACTACCTTATAAAAACAAGTATCATTTCTATGATCGTAACAGTAATCTTTTACTGAACTGTTTTTATGAAACACCGTGACATCGACAACACAAGACATTTTCATTAGGTGGCTCCTATGAAGTTGTGGTTACGAAAAGTAGTACCAAAGTAAAAGTAGTAAATTATATCTCATAATCCCATTCTGGCTAGTTGCAACGTTACGTCAGGATCGGCGCGCTTGAGGTTCTCAAGTTTAGTTTTAAAATTAGCTGCGTCTTGTTGGCGAGTAAATCTATCAGAGTAAACATTCGGGTCTACCCGAACAGCAATGTCATTTGCTGTAAAATGCTTTGGAATAATATGTGATGGCGTAACTTTATCATAATATGTCAACGCGACTATATCTGTAGCTTCTGGTGATAACGTAGCTTTTGAACTTTGAGTCGCTTGCTTAGTTGTATCGGAAGTAGAACCGTGTAAAGTAATAACAGGCAAAGTTTTATTAATTGACAAATTCTCAAAGACAGCCGCAAGCTGGAGACACTGTTCTTCATTAGGCTGAGTTATCTTAACAAAACTTTCAAGCAGTCGCAGCGTAATAACATTAACTTGCTCGATACTAAATCTATCCCCAAGCTTAGTCTCAATATTAGTCATAGTCAGAACAGCCGAAGATACCTTTTCACAAAGTGTCACCACCGTTGCGATCGCATCAAGCGGTATATCCGCTAGTGATTTGGATTGAATGTTAGAAACAACAGCAGTTAATAGCGTCCGCATTAAAGCTAGCTCAGATTCAATATTTTTCCTGTTTGGATCATTTAAATGCTTTTCATAGAGTTCACGGATTGACTGTGACTTTATTGAAGCGCCAAGTAAGTTTTGCTCTTCTGATGACATATTTTGAATTAGTTTTGCTGCCAGAGCATAGTGATGCCAACAAAAGAAGCAAGTGTTATTTTTTGAGTATTCTCGACAACGAAAGCCATCTGAACCAACAAAACGACAGCGCCAAGTGTTGCGGCGCGAGAGTTCATAAGTAAAAATTGAACCGCATGGAACGTCTAACCAAGTTGCGAGTTTAAACTGGCGTCGAAATTTTTCTTCGTGCGGACGGCAACGTGGGAAAATGAGTGGTATTGGCGATTGTTTTATACCAGAGTGAGAAGTTACATCGGAAGCAGCGTCACAAAGTGACGACGTTACGCCGGTATTATATAGTAATGATAAAAAGAACTCTTTCTTTGTTGAACAAAGTAGGTGATGCGGGACGATGAAAGGTTTGCCAGTTGATTGATTTACTAAGCGACGTATGGAATGTTTATGGTTACGAAGTACATGGTATAGCTCGTCTTTTGAGGTTATACCATCTAGGAGCCCTTTTAATGTGGTTGTGTGCATGTTTTGGTTTTGTACTTGGGAGCTTGTGACAACGTTACGTCGTGAGCGGGTAAATGCAATGCATAAAAATCAAGGTTATTAGTGGTGGTGTGGAGTAGTTATATTCCCGGATAATATGGCGTAACTTGGCCCGGGTGTATAAGAGAATATTACTACTACATCATCACTATATTATATTAGGATATTATTCTATATAGTATATCCATTCTCAAAATGGTATACCCCCAGGCGTGATTACGCCATATTATCAGTGAATAAAACTACTTGACTTTGGTTAAAATAGGCTTATATTAGTTTAGGAGATATTGCTATGCCAGCGAAGAGTTTAAATAAATGGATTAAGATTGATGATGAAAACACACATTTGGAAATACACTTCACAGATGGTGATATTGAAGTTTTGCTTGTAGATACTAAGTTAGTCCCTTTCTTAGAAGAAATTAAATGGTACTGGAATAAAGTTCTTCATAAAGCTTATTGTAAAGTTTTTGACCCTAATCCAAGAAATATTATGTTATCAAGAACTATTGTAGAATTTTATTTAAAAACTTCTAACTTCAATAATGTACTGATGGGCAACTTTCATGATTACCGCTTTAAAAATATGGTAGTAAGAAAATGAATGAATATATTAAAATTGATGATGCAGTTACAGAATTAGTTATTCGTTGGATGGGTAAAGGGGTTCCTACTTCTTTTAAAGTCGAAACAAAATTAGTTCAAGAAATGAAAAAGTACACTTGGCATTGTACTTATGGGAGACTTTATTGTTGGTATGGTGGAAAACAACTTCTTTATGAAAAATTTATTAAAAAGTTTATTTAAGCCCTTACCCCAGCCCACGATGTAACAATGCAACCGCTAAACCCTCCCCGCCCCCTCACTCTCTTGTGTGACACACTTAACAATGTCACGATGTCACAGCGTCACACTTTGGCACACTAACAACTCTACACCGTGACAACGTCACAGCGTCTCAACTACACAATCAAGTACAAACTCACGTTGTGCCTGTCTCAAATACTTCTTGATCCAGTACACAGTACCAACGTGACATCGTCACAGTGTCACGACGTAACTGTGCCAAAGTTTGTGAAAGTGACAACGTTACATCGTGAGTGTGTGACTTACTCACAGGCTGTTACTATGTGAATAGTAAATGCAACGTTGGAAAGTGTGATTGTTACAACGTGACATTGTGACTACAAAAACAACGTCACGTTGTAACAACCCTCACTTTTTATCAATAAACACAGCACTAAAAACTACTAATTGTCAAAACGACACACTCCATTGCATATTGCAACGTACCATGTCACAATGACACATACGTTTATGCACAATCCTTAGTTTGCGCCTAAACATTGTCACAACGTCACATTACAGCAGTATCACACACTCTAGTCTGTGTTAGGTTCATCTAACTAGAGTATCATCCGTGGTCCTTAGAATAGGGCTATACCACTGAAAAAGTGTGGTTGGCTCTCTGAAATCTACATACCTGCAAAGATTCTCTCAGACGCAAAGCGCACTGCAAAACTAACAGTTTGCAGTACAGACGAAACGGCCAGCCTCCGGAAACGGAGGATAGGGACGCTCCAAGACTCTCAGAGTCACGCGAGTCCAAAGGTCGTAGCTACGAGTAACACCAGCAGTAAGATGGCTAGGAATCGCCCTAACGCAAAGTATGGGGTTTGAATACCATCCGAAATAAAGACTCTGTAAAAGCGCCAGGCATCCGCCAGCAATGACGGTTGGGAGAAAGTTGCAGCCTTGAAAATACATATACGTAACAAACTCTCCCAGGGTAAAACCTTACCGTTTGTACATACTAAGTTATACAAACAATAGTTTGTAGCATGGTATGCAAATTGTAAGTTTCTATCCTTTGCAACAAATGTTGCAAGAAAGTACACGTATACACATGAATATCATCTCCAAGTTTCTGTCCAACGATACCAGCGCCAAGGAAGTGTCCAAGTTGACCAGCGCACTGCGTACTCACGCCAAGGCGATCAACTCTTTCCTCAGCGATTGGAGCAAGCTGGACGAGTCGGACCAGAATAAGAATATCATGAGCCTTGCGAACAGTTTCCGCCATGAAGTTGCCAAGTCGGGCGTTCCGTTCCAGCACACTCGCGCGATGCTCGACAGCATCCGTGAACAGTGCAAGGCGCGGCGCGACTCGCACAAGTCGCTTGTGGAAGACTGCAAGCGCAAGGGCGACTTCCACGGCGCGCGGCAGGAGGCGGAAAACTTCCGTCGTTACGATGTCATGTTGTCCACCGCTGCAAATCTTGCCGGTGCGATCAAGAGTGCTTCGGACGCTGGTGTCACCTTGAGTGACGCTGGCGCCACCGTTGCCAAGGCTGCGTAACTTAAAGTTACAGTTTCCAGTTTCCAACCCTGGGAGAATTTGTTATGTATATGTATGCTAAATCTAATTCTAACGAATTAGACCGGCCGCTGAAACAACAGTGCTTAACAAATGCGACCAAAGAACCTAGTACACAGAGACACCATTGTCGGACTCTGGAACCCTAGGAATCACACTCTACAAAGTGTGGTTGCAACTCTGAGCCATTGTTAGCTCAAGTTGAGAAGCGGAATAGAAATGTAACTCTATTTCGCCATAGAACGAAAACATAAACCACACAGTAAGTTAACTCTGCTGTGTGGTTGTTTATTAACTAAAAACTAATTAATAAACAACCACACAATTACAAAGGAGCATTCTATGACACATACACCATCCACCGATTCAGAATTCACAACGTCACTGCGTAAACAACGCCTAATTTTCATCGATAGAAAAAGCCTGCAAGCTTTCGCATGCTTGCTCAATTCGATGGAACATGAAAATTCCCTCTCAATCTATTTCTAACTTCTTGACGTAACGATGTCACTTCGTAATTAAGTTATAGCCTCAAAATTTGTAGCTATAAATAGTTACTTAGTTACATCGCCACATCAATAAGGAGCAACCCATGAGTTATTTCCGTGAATACGAACTGGCCACTTCCATCATCCGCAACAAAGCGATAATTTCGCTCATCGTGGAAATGCGGATTCTCTTCAACTACTACAATTCGTAGTAGAAATTCGTTGCATTCAAAGAATATTTCCATACAATGGCGACACGATGTTACGATGTTACATTGTCTCTAATTCATACCTGTAGAAATTAATCCGTATTAACTTTACGTAATGATTTCAAGGGTTTCATATCTAAATTCTGGCAGACGCTAAACTCTCTGTTGGATTAGTATGATTAAGGCGTAGTTTACCAGAATTAGAGACATTGCAACATCGTTCACATTGTCACGTCGTCACTAAGTCTAGTCACACTCTACAAACAAATTTCAAGGTTACAATTCCACACTGAATTACGTTACTAAAGCTGCATTTAGAGCTTTAAATTCTTTTGTGGTACACGGTACACCGTCGAAATTTCACAGTGCTTGACTCCACTAACAGAACGCCGTGACATTGCGAACGATGTTAAAGAGTCTCAGAACGCAATTATACTGCGAGTATTCCACTCATTGGTGTTATCACCTTTTATGGGTACAATTCATAAATCTAAGTTAGGGTGACTGCCTAAACATGATGTTATGGATAGCACTAGTCAGCGAAATTCTGAGACTCTTTAACGTCGTAACATTACAGGCTCAATATGCTAAAATACCGAACAATTCACACAATTTCACGTCGTCGCGCTTGCGAACTCTATCTACGTAAGACTACAGATATGAAACTCAGTTTTCCAGTTACGCTTTCACAACAAGATTTTGATCGTTTTGTGAAAGCGCAATTAGAAATCAACCCAATGGCAACATTTGGTTCTGAATTTCTAATTGATAATTTAGAACAAATAGTGAAACATTTTTACCCAACGGAGTAACGATGTCACGTTCCCCTCGCACTCGCGGCAAATACAAGAAACACAAACCTTCAAAGTTCTATGCAATTAACGGAATTCCTGCTGCGACGGTTCGCCACGGTAAATTCTGTCCTTGCTGCTGGAATATTCCGATTTCTGGTTTTAAGCAACGCTCTCACCGTTTCATTCGCCGCCATTTCAAAATTCTTGATGAACAAACCTATAGTGATTTTGCGTCGTAACATTGTTACAATAACAATTCGTAGCACACAAATTCGGCCCTCATATAAGGTTGCTACGTATTCAAGGATTGAACAGTAAATAGAAATGCCCTGGGTTACTTTAATACGGGTAATCGTAAGCATAACTCTACGAACGATTCAAACACCAAGTTATTGTGACATTGTTACAACGTTAAGGAGTTAATTATGCTTTTAGCTCTTACACTCGCAACATACATCAACAGTATTCAAGGAGCACAATATGACCACATTAAAGAAAATGAAGGGTTTCGGAGCGAAATCTACAAAGATAGCCTCGGTTACGATACGATTGGCTATGGTCACAGGTGGAGTTCGAGAGATATTTCTAGGCATTTGCAATTGCGCGGTTTGCAAAAATACCAAGCAGATGAAATCTTTCGTGAAGATATTTCCAGTGCTGAATCAATTGCTAATAGATTGCGTGGCTACTCAAGCCTCACGCCAGATCAAAAAGAATGCGTCGTCGAAATCTGTTTCGTCCTTGGCAACAAAGTCCACACATTCAAAAGATTTAAATCCGCTCTTTTATCCAATGATATTCCCGAAATGAAACGTGAACTAATTAATTCACGTTGGTTCATTCAGTGTCCAAACAGAGTTAAAAACATCTGCGCGAGGTTATAATGCTGATAGCTATTTTACAAACTATTCTAAACTTTGTAATATTCTTTGGTTTGTTAGCTTTAGTATTGTACACCGCTCCGCGAAATAACAATTTTTAGTTTTCACATTGTCACAGCGTAACGTAGTTTCGATAATGGATAAGTTCCTCCGAAGCGACCGCTAATAAACTTAATTATCATTCGTAATGACTGTGTGGTTAGCCTTGACACAGTAAACTTAATTAAGATGCGGAAGTAACTAATACTAGGTTTTATCAACTGAGCATACGTTACACTGTGACATTGTGAACATTAAACAAGGTACTATATGAAAATCGAAGACTTGTGTATCGACATCGATAAGTTTGCAATTAATACAACAGACGCAATTCGTAACTCTATTAAACCAGAGTTTCTAAAGTATTTTGAAGACAATAACGAAGTAAACGAAGATTTAGAAAATACTGTAGCTACGATGGTTGCGCAATTTAACGTTGAAATAATTAAAATATTTCAAGTTTACTACCAAATGAAAATCACTCAGTCTTAACTTCAACATTGTCACTGCTTTAATACGTTTAGTCTCTGCGGACGAGAGTGTCAACGTACTTCCATACCAAGCGAGCTACATCCGTTAACTATGGAACGAGAAAGCCTTTAGCAAGCTGATAAGCAGTGACATTGCTGGAGCTAAATATGCAAGCAATAAGTAACGATGAAAGGACTAATGGAAATTGGTACTTTACATTCGGACTTAATTCTTTGTATGCACAGAAGTATGTTAAGTTTGAAAATATGTCTTTTGAATTCGCTAGGGACAATATGTTTCGTATTTATGGCCATAAATGGGCTTTTCAGTACAACGAAAATGAATTCCTCCCACAAATCACAAAGTACAACCTCACGGAGTTAAAATGAGCAATAACAAAGACGCGCGCAACCTTCACACCGTTGTAAGCGCTAACATCCCCACCAATTCAAAGATTGGCAAATCCTTTCACAAAGCAATGAAGGCTTGCAAGACTGAACGCGAACGGCACAAACTGCGCAAGCATCACTGGAACATTCGCCATTCAAGCGACATGGAAGTTTCCACCAACGCTATGATCGCAATTCTCGATCTTATGCTGCAAGTTAAGTAATTCAAATGTAACGTTGTAACGGTGTTTGAAACGAAATAACCATTAAAGACCAGTTGCGAAGTCCCGGGCCAGTAGCAAAGTGGCGCTTTAAGAAGTTCCATCGTTACAACGTTACGTTGGTATTAATTATGCTAACATTTATTTTCATCATGCTTATTGGGTCTATAATTCTCTATAAAGAGAAAAAGCCACCTAACAAACCTACACATTACGACGAGTGGTAACATGCAAATAGCCGACAACGAGACGCCACCAGACATTGAAATGACTCTTTATTCTCTTGGTGACACTTTTGAATTACCTGCGGGGAATATTCACGACCAAATTAGTTTCAAAAAGCCATCGACTCTTCAATTCGCTGCTCTCTACCAAATCGCTGCTGAAGCTACTGGACTATTCAAAGAATACAATGTAACAATTAACGATTTTTCATGTAGACTTTGTGGCGCTAAAAAGAATTGCCCTTTTGCTTTCGATTTTTATAACACCAACGGTGATTGTTTGGCGGAGAAGTAGAATGCGTATTGCATGCAACGAAGATCATGACGTTGTTAACGAAATTCATGGGCAGAAGTTTTATTGGAAAGCATTTCTCCCCGATGAGAACTTTGAGATTTGCTACAATATTGAAGAAGATTTCATGTACCAAATTAGTTTCGCTAAACCTACACGAAGTCACGAGGTAGCATTAGCAAGTATCGTAATGCGAAATCGTGAACGATTTAATCTTTTCTTTCTATTAGGTGAAATTCTTGAAGAATTTGAATGCCCCGTAATGCGCGACGGCGATCTTTATTTCTTTGATTCCTGGGACCGTGAGTATAAAAGAGTTTTAGATTATGCTAAATGATCTTCAGTATATGGCGTTTCCAATTAGCGTCGCTGGCGCAATCCTCACAACGTCACCGCTAAGCAAGTCGAGACGTTTAGGTTTCACACTCTATTTACTCGCCAATGTATTAATGATAACATGGTCAATCTACACTGCTAATTTCGGTGTCACGTTGACACAATGTTTCTTCTTCATCATCTCTAGCATGGGCTACTGGAGGAACAAATGACTACAGACTATGATGCAAAAGCTGATGCTGAATTCGACGATTATCGTAATGATCAAAGGAACGATGAAATCGAAGACCTCAAAGACATCATTAAAAAGCTTATTGAGTGTAAGAAACTTAAAGAACAATTAGACTCTGTAGATAAAAAACTTAATGAGTATTACACAAGTAGTGAAGAAATAACGCAGCTAACAAGAGAAAAAGGTAAGTTACTCATTGAGTATGGCACAAAGATTGACGGTCTTTGGAAACACGCAGCAGAGGCATTATGAAACCTGTGGAAAATAGACGTTGCGAACATTGTAAATACGCTGGGGCTGATCCTGATGGTGTTTACTGCGCTCACCCCAAAGTTCTAAAACAACATTTTGCTGGTTTATCACTTTGGTCTAAAACATTAACAGAGTTTTGCCCAGGCCCTAGTAAACCACTTTTCGAGAAGAAACAATGACTACAAAACTACATCATAAACAACGTTTGCTTAAATTAGTCAAACATTTAATCCGCGGTAACCTCTACCACGAGAAGTTTGACTTTAATACTTTTAGTGCAACGACATGTTCACCAACGTGCGGTTGTGCAATGGGTGAAGCTTGGTTTATGTGGGCAAATTTCTTCAAAGGAAAAACAGACTTCTGTGTTCTAAGAGAATTCTTTGATTTACAAACGGATGAATTTATGAATCTCTTTTGGCCAGATTTTGAAGGTACCCCAAATCGACACAGATATAACAATATTAGTCTTGGTAAAGAAGCAACCAAAGAACAAGTCGCCGCTAATATTCTCGCATTCATAAAGCAGAAATATGAATAAACTTTTTTATTGGCTCACAGTAATAGTATTCTCTATAGCAGTCGGTTTAGCTTCTGCATTAGTTGCGCAAGCAGCGATTAAACGGGTTGTATTGTACGAAAATAATGGTGTTTACTTAGAGTTGGGTACGGATCGAAAGATTAAGTCTTTTGAAATTCAATCCACCAATGGTAAGCCATACAAATTTACTCTTGAATTGGAGTAACGGAGTAACAATGACGCACAAACAATTCCGCGATAAAATCATTGCTCTACTTAATAAAGTAGATACGGAAGATATAAACATACTCCGTGAAGTTATTGTGGAGTTGCTTATGCAGCAATTGATTGATGAAAATGAAGAATATCTTAGTATAATCACTGAATTACGAAGACGAAAACTTTATGCGTACTGAAATAACCAGAATAATTCGTTGTCGCAAAACTAACTCTAATAAGACTATAATTATTAGTGAACGAGTCAACAACGAAATCAAACGTTTGCGTTACTCCGCTAAAGTGATTAAGAAGCATTACGGTAAAACCGATCAATACAAACATCTTATTAAAGAAGCACTAAGAATTCGTGCCCATCTTTACGGAGGTAAGTTGTGAAAATTAATATCGAGTTTAAAATACTCAAAAATGAAACTAAACACCAAGATGACTTATTTGAATTACCTTCCCCGCCTGCATGGGGCGATTTAATTTACTACAAAAATATAATGTATAAAATTAAAGAAGTCATTTGGGTACTGGAATTTCCTTACTATTGTAACTGTAAGGCAGAAATGGTATGATCGAAACTTTTAACCACATTGACACGGCGTTACAACGTCGCGATGAATTAAGACGCATGGGGTTTAGCGTAACGTGGCGTAAAACTCTATTGCATGGTGAAAAACAATTTATCGTTGAATACTTTTCAGTTCGTACAACCACAGACAAAATACTTAAAAAGTAACTTTCACTCGCCCGTGTGATGAAATAGCAAACATAGCATTTTTAAAAAGTGCCGGCAGTGATGCCTTGTCAGTGCAAGTCTGACCACGGGTATAAAGGAACTAAACATGGACCCTCATTTAAAAGAACAATTCGTCGAAGCATTAAATAATGCTGATGAAGATAAACACTGTACACTTGATCTTGTAAAGATCATTGACGGAGATTGCCATTACTGCGCACTTGGGATTCTTCGTCACGCTGTTCTAAAACAACGCATCATCTATGATGAGAATGATTACGCTGTAATTACAGGGGCACATTTTGAAGGGCCAAACGCCACTTACATACTACCAGAACTGCATTTTAAAATCACTTTAGATGAAATTCATAGAATCGTTACTCTTAACGACGAGCAAAATAAAACATTCAAAGAAATAGCGGATTATGTTCATTCCCATTTCTAGCATGGTGAAAAGTATCGTCGCTCAATTGCGGATGAATAACAAAACTTATTCACAGCTAAAAGCGTCACTAGGTGTCGGCGCCTGGAACACATACCGCTACGACGTGTTCATACAAGCTTTAGATCAATTGTTACAAGAAGAAGTAATTGTAAGACAAGTCTTTGAAACACAAACACACTTCGTATACAGGAACAGTTATGCAAACGTTTGAAACATGGAATGCTTACCAAACAAAAGAAGCGGAAGAAGCGGCGAAACGACGTAACAATGTAAAAGAGAAATACGAGAAACTTTACAGTATTGTTTACGACGTTGCTAAGGAAAACGGCCACGATACTGACTGCGTTTATTTTTATCAATATGGTGACGAGGGATTAGAAGTTGATCTTTGGTTCGATAATGCACAAAAGATTTTACCATATTTGAAGGCTCTTTCATTCAATGGCTTTGGGGCTAGAAAAGATTGGCCTAATAAAGATGACCCTGAGCGCTCTTTACGTAAATATTGGCGCAATAACAATATTTTGATTGAGCTTCATATTAGTGGTCAATCCTGTAAGTGGGTTGAAACAGAAGAAATGGTCCCGAAAAAGAAACTTGTCTGTGACAAGCCAATGGAGGCTACCAATGAAACTGAGTAAAGGCGAAGCTGCTACGTTAATTACTGCTATGAGCGCTCACATAGATAATATTAGTAGGCCAACAGACTTATTTGAGGCAAAGAATTTAGTTGAATTATTTAATCTTATCGACAAGTTAAATTTATTCATCCGTACCCACTACTACAAAAGTGAAGGCGAGGTAACAAATGATTCTCCAGGCTAAGTTTATTATACACGACACACTAATCATCAATTCTCAAGCAATTGATGAGTACACGAAGAAGATTGCTAATGCGGTTAGCAATATGAAGCTTCGTTCAACGTGTCGAGAGAAGCTTATTGTTTCTCTTACGCAAATGTACGACATGATTATGAGAGACTTTCACAAGTTTCTCGAAGGTTTTGAGAAGTACGTAAATTGGCCCCGTTGGGAAGCAATCGCTATGCGTCTGGTGACATTGTGAGACATTGTATATCCGCGTTACCTTATTTTTGGTATAATAATGATTTAGTAAAACAAAAAGAATATAGAGATACGTTACGACAAGAAGCTTTTAAAATGGCAAATCAATGTAATCAAGTTGTAGACATTGTAGCTGAAAGTAATGCTTTTAATATTTTAGATAGCGTTAGCCCAAACATTACAACGTCACGTTGTCACGAAGTCACATTACCACTAAAACAATTAGAGCAATTCTTAGACGAAGATTGTGTTTGTGAATTCACTGGTGAAAGTGAAATTAGAAATCATTTTCGTCTAAAAGTTCGTCTAAAAGAAGTTCTTTTAATGAATTTTAGAGCGATTATTGAAGACAAAGAAACACTGTTACAACGTGTCAATGCTCTTGAAAAAGAACTTAAAACTCTTCAAAATCAGTACATTTCACATCAATCTGACCATGGGTAGGGCCACCCCCTACTCTGCCACCTTTTAAGCTAGATCGTCGAGCCTGGGGCAGCCTAGGCCACCTAGCGTCGATCCTGGGGCCACTGCAAGCTGCAATGGGCCAATGTTAACACCTGTTAACTAAATACCCCCTAGCCACCGATCGATGCGATAGAATGACGTTTTTAAGAATAAGGGTAAGGCATTGGAAAATGGGGAATCCCATATATCTACCCCCTATATAACTACTACTTACTTTTTACATACCATACCTACTTTCAATAAACGTTATTCTATCGCACTGGCATTTTTACTCCATGCCGAGGGTTAAACGTTTAACTGCGCGCCATAACCGCCAATACCCTATAGAGTTAGGGCTTACTTCCGGTCTATAAATATGACAAAACAACAATATACAGAACAAATGCTAAAATTCGCCTTGAATTTACCATTATCGACTTTATATGTAGTTATTTCATACCCGAATGGGGTTCCAAGTTGTTATTTTATAGATCACGGTGTCACGATGCCAATTGGCCGTAAGTATGTAGGCTTTCCTAAACTTATTTTATCAGAAACCTTTGAACTACGCTTCAAATGAAGGTGACACATGGAACCCATATACTTCGTACATCCTGATCCACAAACATGCGCTTGGTGGCTCAGTGATAAAACTATACAAAAGTATGCTAAGGAACTTGAACCGTTACTTTCTTCAGCAATACTTTGCATGATCTTAGAACCACATTATGCATTAGATTTACAAAATCACCCAAACTTATTGTGGGTCACGTTGTCACGAGATCACGTACTTTGGGTTAAGAATTTCTACCAACACGTCATTTCCCGCTACAATGATATTTATTATGGAGGGTTGCGTACATGGAAATTTGATACAATTTTAATGCAATACATTAAGGCTTTTCCAACTAACGGTTGGATTGAACCTAGAGTTACGTTTCCGGCTGACTGTGTAAGCTCAGATATGTACGAGAGTTATAGATTACTCTATAAGCGTACACGAGTTAGGTCCGGGGACTACCGTCGCCAGAAAAAGCCATATTGGCTATTGACAGAGTGAATTTCATCGGTTATAATTAGGCATCACAAGGCCGGAGCCACCCAAAAGGTACTGGCCCTAACAAATGTACGAAAGTACAAAAAAGTTACGAAAGTAACAGAAAAGAGTATACAATGATTGCGCCCCCGCCTCCGAAGGCTGCTGTTTCTACTGCTCCCGTTGCCCCCGCTCCTACTAATGTTTCTGCTACCGCTGCGCCGACTGAAAATGTTGCCGCTCCGGCTGCTGAAACTAAGACTCGCAAGGTTATTGCGAAGTTTGGTAAGGCGAAGGGGGAAGGCGCGGTTACGATTCCGAATATCAATGGTATTGATGCTAAGAAGCTTTTTGAAGCTTTTAAGGCTACTTGCGCTGCTTGCGGTGTCACTGATCTTGCGGAAGCTGTTAAGGCTTTCGATGCAACTCCGAAGTCTGCTTTCCCTGGTAACAAGGAAGGTCGCGCTGCTTATGCAGTTGGTGGAGTTCTCAAGAATATTCTCAAGGTTGATGATAGTCTCCACAAGGAACGTGCGACTGGTGAGAAGAAGGCTCGCGTTAAGCAGACTGATCTGTTCAAGGATGCTCTGAAGCGTCTGATGGGTAAGTTTGGTTCGATGGATGAAATGTACGCGATGCTCGGCGATGATGTTGTTAAGAAGCTGAAGCTTAATGAAGCTGATGCCGCTGTTGCCGCGATCACTGCGGCTGCTCCGGTCGCTGCTAAGTAAGATAAACACTCCCTGCAAATTAGCCACTTGCAGGGAGTTTTTTGTTAGCTACTAACAATTGCAAGCAAGTGTAATTGAGAGAGTCAAAATGTCCGATCAAGAGGATGTTGTCGCAATTCTGGCTGCGCTAAGTAAATCAAAAGTTTTCGCCGTATTGTTTAAGAAACGAAAACAAGATTTACACTTTTTACAAAATGGTGGTATATCAAACGCTGAGAAAGAAGTAGAAAGGCTAGCGAAAGCAAAACGTTTCGCCGACGCTAATCTATTAGAAGCTGAAGAACGATTAAGTAAATACAAACAAAGAGTTATCTACATGGCTCAATGGGTCGCTGAGAATGAGAAGACATACGAAGATGTGGAATTAGCCGCTTCTGATGCCGTTCAAAAAGTAGCCTTGAGCATTCAAAAGAAAATAGATAGCCTTGCAGACCTTCCTGATAAAGTTTGAAAAGCGACAAGCTTTACTCGAAGCACAATTAGAAGCTCTTAAAACAGCTTCTGGTGATGATAAAGTCGTTTTGGAATTATGGATTTCAAACAACCGCCGATTCATTTTAGAAAATGAAAAAGCATACAACGCAATAAAGGAATTTTATGTCGATGCCGTCAAAGCGCAAGCCAACGTCAAGTGACGCTGCTATTAATCCAGAAAAGATCGAAAAGCCAAAGCTTTTTACTGAGAGGATTGATGATGCTATTACTGAGATTCGTAAGATTTTAATTGAGTCCGACGCCGCTGGAGTTGCGGATGCTCTTGAGCATGCTCAAACTGAATTAGCAGAGCTTACTGAGTATTGCGATGAAATGATTGATAATTATGAGGACACTGAGGACGACGAGTCCTGAGCTTAGATTTAAAACTAGGAAACATTAGGGCAAACAATGTCACAGTATACTAAAGAAGATATTCTTGGATTGGTTCGCCAGAATCTTGGCGCTAAGGATGATTGGGATGCGATTTGTAAGTTAGTTAATGAGCATCGTAATTATTCTACAGCTATTTGCTGGATTTTCGAGCTTAGCTGGCTCACGAATAAAGATTGGTTACAGGCTTGTACTGACGAGTTTCGTAAGTGGGTTACTTCAAACTTAGGTCCTGACAATAAGCCTGCTATTGTTGACTCTGGTGATATTTCCAATTGGGTAACTTGGTATACAACTAATGTCTCCCAACCCCCAACTGCTTGAGTTTGAAGAAAATCAAAGGTTTCTAAATACATATTACATAGAAGGAAAGTGGATTAAAATGAGCTTACGGGAGTACCGGTTACATAGACTAGGGCTCCCAAAGAGCCTTAATCTTACAATTGACGATTGGACCCTCGCATTTATTGAGGGTCCAAAATCATTAGTTCATTACGCATTATGCGTATTTAATATTGACTTTCGGAAATTTCCACTTATAATTGATTGGTTAATAGCTGATTTTTCGACCTATAACCTAAAGGATATGCCAAGAATTAAATCTTATTTTTGCTGGAAATTAAATTATTTCAATTTAATCGAAGTACATAAGATGCTTGTCGTATTGCAGGAGATTCAAACGTGTCAGGAAATAGTGAAGAACACGACGCTAAGCCCGCAGGAACTCCGAAGCATAAAGAATTCGTTATAGTCG